GGGAGCGGGTTCCGGTTCTGCGGTGGGTTCTGCTTCGATGGCCGGGGCGGTTGCAGATTCTACTTCGTCGAAGTGGGCGGGTTCGGGCACAACCATGTCTGCGCCGTAGGGCCAAATCTGCTGTGCTGAGTTGCAGGAACTGCAAGACATTTGTGTTCTCCTTAGTTGGTCTGTGAGGTGGGCGGGGTGAGTGAAGCTTTTACTGCACTTAGTTTATCAAGTTTTGCTTTCCGTAGGGTGGTGCGGTGTGCTTGTGCCTCTGTGTTGAGCTTTTCGAGGTAGAGGTTACGCGCGTATGCCATTGCCTTACGGTCTAGCGCCGAAGGGGTGGGAGGTGAGGCCGGGGCGGGCGTGTCCGGCTCGTCCGTTGGGGTGGACGGTGCGGGCGGGATGACTCCGGCGGCTACCAGTGAGTACATGCTCTTGTTCTTGGTTGCGCCCTTGGTGCGTGGCACAGGGAAGCCGGGTACGTTCACTGCAAGAGCGGCTACTAGTTCCAGGTTTCCTTGAACCCGTCGCCAGTCCCCCGATAGGGGGGAACTCCGAAGGGTGCGGATGTCTTCCGGTGAGACGTGTGGGCGCACGGCTCCGGCTACCCAAATCCCGTACTCGTCTTCACCGGCGCGCACGTCTGCTACGGCTAGGCCGGTGTTGTCGTAGTGCGCCATGGTGCCGCGTACTGTTTTGTCTGGTGCCGCGTGCCCAGTGCCTAGTGTGAGGTGTCCAACAGCTAACTCTTGGTTGTCGTCGGTGAGTATTGCGCCGGTGTGGAAGTAGGCGTATTCAGTCTGAGAGCGGGGGGCGGTGGTGCATTGTCCCGGCCCGCTTGCGATGTGGCAGGTATCCCAAAGTGCCAGGTGTCCGTAGATGCGCCCTTCTTCGGTGACAGTTATTCCGGTCGGGCCGTCTAATGATGGGTTGGTAAACCATTGTGCAGGGGGGTGCACGGGTGCCGCGCTGGCTACGAGCGCGTCGAAGGTGTCGATGCCCGCGCTGTGCTTGTTGGGTTTGGCGTGAGCGGCGGCCCGCTTAGCCTCCCATTCGGCTAAAGCCTTCACGGCTTTAGCGCGGGTTTTGGCGGTGACTTTCCCGCCGCCGCGTGCCCACCGCTTGACCTGGTTCACAGCGGAAGCGATGGCGTGTGATTTGGGCATTCCCCGTCGTTGCAGGGCTTTGCGGATGCGGTCGATGTAGTGGGGTAGTCCGCCCGCGTCGCTAACCCAGTTGAAGGTGCCGAGGTCGTCCGAGTCTGCGGTGTCGCCGTCGGTGTTGGAGTTCTCCCAGGTTTCAGCGATTGCGTCGAAGGTGGCTTTTTCTTCGTCGGTTTCTTCGTCGTCGGTGGTGCTGTTATCAGTGAGTACCTGTAGTTTGGCCTCTGCGAAGGCGGGGATTGCTACCAGTGTGGCGGCGCGTATGCGTGCTTGTGTGATGACTACGTCACGCTGGCCGCCGTCGTTGTCGTTCTGGTCTGGGTCGTCTGCAAAGGTGAACTGCATGTTGTCCAAATCGACGGATACGCCTTGCGTTAATTCTTCGGCTACCTGGTTCTGTGCTTCAAAGCCTTCTGGTGTTTCAGCGAATACCCCAGATGCTTTGATGAGGTTCACGCCGTCGATGGTGGGGTGTGGTACGCGGTCAATGGTGAGGATTTTTCCGACTACCACCGCGCCGTTGTGTTCGCCGGTGTCTTCTTTTACCCACCGAAGGGGCGCGGGCGTGTTCCAGGTGAGGGAGTCGGCGGCTAGTGTGCGCCGGTCGCCGGTGGGGTGTCCTTCCAGTGCGAGTACGCCAACCCACGGCATAGGGTCGATGCCGTTGCTGGCTGAGGTGTCTGTGTCTGCACCGCTTGCGGTGATGGTGGTTAGCTCTTCGTTGGTGATGCCGTCCAAGTTGTCGCCTTTCTTTTTGGCCCCTACCATGATGCACCGGCAGTTGATGGTGAGATGTAGGGGTGCTGATGGGTCTTTAGGGAACCGCATCTTGTAGCCTCCGACTGTGAAGGTGTCGATGGCTGGTACGGTTTGCCCGTCTGCTTCGCGGTGGGCTGGCCGTGTCCTATCGTCATGGTGGGCTACCCATTTCTTCCATGTTAGCCCCTGTTCTTGGATTCGGCGTGCGGTCGCTCGTTGCAGGTTTTGGTTGATGGTTTCTATTGCGGTGGAGCGGATGCGTGCCCGGTACTCGTCCCGTGTCTCGCGTTGGGTGGCCGGTATGGTGGAGCTTGCTTTTTGTTTGGGGATAAGTAGCTTGGAGAGGGCGCGTTTTGTTTTTGCCTCTGTCCAGCCCTCCGATGACGAATTGTCTAGGATTACCTGCACGTCTTCGAATAGGTGGGCGGGTAGCCCTGAATCGGTGAGTAGTTGCTCGACGTGTTGCGGGTCTACCTCCCACCGTTCGAGGGTCGGCAGGTGGTCGGTGTATAGGGTTTGGATGGCTTCGCGCCAGCGTCGCATGACGGTGGTGTATGCGAACGGGTCGCTCACTCGCCGTTCTTGGAGCGGTACCCACCCGGTGGTGGTTGCCGCCGCTGTGATGCTGTCCGGTGCTGGGTGGGTGAGTGTTTGGAGCGCGTCACTGGTGACTGCTTCGATGAACTGGTTCACTACGAGGGTGAGGGCGCGTTCTAGCTCCCGCTCGCCCTGCTCTTGGAGGTTGAGCAGGGTAGCGACGTGGGATGCGTCGAAGGGTTGAGAGAGTGGGCGCGCGGGTGTGTTTGCCATTAGGCCGCCCCGCCTGTGTGTGACCCGGTGGACGCGCCTACAGTTACCCCGTTCACTAGTGCAGGTGTAGGTGTCTTGTCTCCGATGAGTTCGGTGAGCCGTGCGAGTAGTTCCCCAGCGCCCGGTGACTCCCACAGCTCAGGTTTGGCTTGGAGCGCGCGTAGTGTGAGTTCTTCCACAGGTGACAGCGGGTTTTCGGGTGCGTCTGCTTCGGTGAAGCCAGTGGCTTCGCGTAGTGCTTCTTCGTCGATGATGCCCATGCTGTAGAGGTGCTTTGCGTCCAACTCACGGTTTGTCCGAATAATGAGATGGTCTACTTCTGCTTGGAACCCGTACTTGCGTGCTTCTTCTTCGCTCATGCCCCGGTCGGTGAGCCAGCCCCGCAGGTACTGTTCGGTGAGGGCTTGGCAGAGTATGTTCAGCGGCGCGCTGATGTGTGTGCGCACGGTGTTTTCTTGCATGAGCCACGCGCCCCAGTGGTTCATCCCTGAGGTGCCGAGCATGAACTCAGGCGGGCAGTCTAGTGCTAGGGCCAGCCGTCGTAGTGAGGCTTCCTGCACTTTGGCGGCGGTGTCGTCTAGCGGTGTCTGGAACGTCATGTGCTTGAACTTGTCTATGGACTCGTCGGGCACGGTGAGCACTAGCGGCACCACTGAGGCGGCGCTCGCGCGGTCGCGTATCGGCTCCACCATGTTATCAACGAGTGTTCGGGTGAACTCGTCCGCCCCGCTACTTACCTGTTCGGGGATGGTGTACGGGTCGGTGGCTGGTGTGGCGGTGATGGGCTGGCCTAGCGCGGTGCTTGCGCTCTGCGGTGTGAGCAGGATACCGGCCCCGGCTAGGCGGCTTTCTGCTTGTGCGCTGGTGTACTGGTCGAGTGTGACTATCTGGGCTAGTACGGTGCGTGCGCCTTCGAGTGCGCTGGTTGCTTGTTCCGAGTAGCGGGGGTGTGGCCGCCAGACGCGCACTAGCTGTACGTCGTCAAGCTCCCATTTCTGCTGTTCCCCCGAAGGGGTGCCTAGTTCTGAGATAACGACTTTGGAGCCGTCGAGTGATATTTCTGAGATAGAGAAGATACGCCACATTTCGGGGATGGTCTCGCCCGTTGGGTGGGTTTGCTCCGGTGTGCGCATGAGCCACAGCTCCCCGGCCACTGCGAGGTTCAGCAGGGCGCGTTCGATGAGTGCGGTCATGGTGGCGCGGGTGGGTGCTAGGTCAGTGAGTGCCTCCAGCACGTCCGAGTCTTCTACGACGGTGGCCTCTGATTCGTCGTCTTCTTGGTGTGTGATTTGGAGGATTGCGCCGGAGCCTTGGTGTGCTAGGCCGGTGAGTACCGAGCGTAGCTCGCCCACTAGGTTGTAGTACCCCCATGCGTCTTCCTGCCATCCCCCGGCCCCTACTGCTGAGCCTTGTGCTTTTTTGAGTGCGTTGAGGTGCCGCGATGATGCGGTGCCTAGTGAGGCGGTGCGGATGGTGGCGGCGCTCGCTACCAGTGACTCGCCCCAGGTGATGCCCCTGGGCTGTTTGGTTGGCGATGCTACGAAGGGGGAGGGCTTCGGGGTTACGGATGGGGCGGTGGGTAGGCGCACGGCGGCGTAGGTGCTGAGTCGGTTAGTTTTCGTCATTGTTGGTGTCCTCTATTTTCTCGCTCAGGGTCTCAAGGTGTGCGGTCACGTAGTTCAGTGCCAGCGCTCCCCCGATGGTGCGGATGATGGGGCGGGCGCATGTGCCGCGGGTTGCTTTTTCGGTGATGAGTGTGCCAGCGGCAAGCCAGAACCCTACGCACCATTTGCAGTGTAGCCCGGTCTCGTATTTCCACCACCACGGCGGGGTGGGGTGTCCGGGTCGGCCTTCGCGGGTGTGCTTGTCGGCAGCGGCGCGTGCGTAGTTCTGCATGGCGCGTGCGATTGGCTCACGGATGAGCCACCCGCCGAGTGTGTCTTTTGTGATGAAGCGGGTGAGGCGGGCCGCCGCTAGTGTGGTTACTAGGGTGCGGCCCGCCGCTGTGGCTATGGTGCTGTTGGTGTTGATGCTGTTCATGCACCTATTCTACCGTCGTAGCCGGTACATTGACGGTGCCATGCGTGGGATGCGTGCCCCGGTTTCGTTCGGTGAGTGGATGGAGCCGGGTACTGCGTCCTTGAGGTGTGCGAGGGCTTGTGTCATTGCGTCCACCGTATCGTCATGTTTGGCGTGGGGGAACGATACCCATTCTTTGAGCATCTCGTTCACCCAGTCGCCCCCGAGTGTGGGGTCTTGGGGGTGTGGCAGGTAGACTAGCCCGGCCTCCATTTCGGGTGTGATGACGCGGGCGCGTGCTTCCTTACTCATTTTGGGGTTTACGGGTTTGATGCCTTCTACCTCTTTCTGTAGTGAGGTGATAAGGGCGGGGCCGTTGGCTGTTTCTTCGATGAGCCGGGTGGTTACGCGGTCTGAGTAGCGGGGGGTGGTGACGGATAGGGCGCTCTCGATTGTGGTTGCTTCGAGTGGCGGGAGCTGTCCCGCCCAGAGTCGCATTGCGTCCCTGGCCTCTGTGTAGGTGCACCGGCGTTTGAAGGATGCGATGAGGAACCTGTGGCCGGTGCCCATGTGTTTTACCCACCTCTGACCGGCTGTGTAGTCGCTGTTCTCGCCGCCCTTAAATGAGGTGTCCCATGAGTCTACCCAAATACCCTGCGAGGGTGTGGTGATGGCCTGCCACTGGTGGGGTGTGAGTAGTGTCACTTTCTCTCGTTCGGACGTGGGGAGGTTTGAGTAGACGCTCTCCGAGGTGGTGAAGAACTTGAGCTTGTCAATGGGGATGATGCCGCCTGTGTCTGCCGCCGGGCGTTGCATGTACTGTGCCTCCCATGCCATAGAGCCGACGCGCTCGCGGATTGCGTTCCACCGTTTGTTGGCCGCATGAGTAGTTTCTTGCTGCTCCATTAAGGGGGACGTGAGGGGTTCGCCTTGTGTGCGCCCGATTTCGTCGGTCTCACCTGGTGCGGCTGTTGAGAATGCGGGGAATATGATGTGTTCCCATTCGTCGGTTCGCGGGTTGGTCTCTGGCGATTTGATACGCCCGATGAGGTCGTCTTCGTGCCAGCGTGTGCCAACGACGATGAGAAGGTACGGCGGCTCCAAGCGGGTTAGTGTGTTCTGTTGCCACCATTCCCACAGTGCGTTTCGTGCGTCCTCCGAGTGGGCGGCGGCGTAGTCTTTCACCACGTCGTCTGCGATGAGTACTTTGAACCCGCGCCCGGTGAGTGATTGTCCGGGGGCGCTTTTTGCGGTGACTGACCCGCCTGCTGTGGTTTCCCAGTGTGAGACGGCCCCCGCGTCTGGCGCTACTCCGAAGGGGAACAACTGTTGTTCGTGGGGGGCTTTTTCGCCGTGTTCTTCTATCCTGCGGCGGATGTCGCGGCCCCAGCTGTTGGCGAGGTCTGGTGAGTGGCTGACTAGCCCGATTTTCCAGTTTGGGTGCCTGTGCAGTACCCATGTGGGAAAGCCTTGTGATGTTGTCCATGTTTTACCTGAGCGGGGTGGCATGGATACTGTGATGTGCCTGTTCTGACCGCTTTCTACGTCGATGATGGCTTGGTGGAGCCGTTCGGCTAGGTAGGTGATGTGGGGGCGCTCGCGGGTGGCGGGGTCGAGCAGTTGCATTTCTTCGAGTGGGGTGGGGGCGGCCTGTAGTTTCGCGTCATGCCTCCAGGTGATGATGTCATGGGGGTAGCCTGCACAGCGGGTTCGGGGGCACTGGGGTAGCGTGTCCATTTCGTTCAGGTACGCTAGGAGCGCGTTGGCTTCTGCCTGTAGTTGCTGAACAGACATGGTGGCGGTGGGGTGCCATGCGCCGGGTGTGCTTTGTGTGTGCTGGGTCATTGTGTTTCGGGCTATGGTGGCGGCGGTGAGTGGTGCTTTCTTTTTGTGTTTAGCGGGCACGGTAATTTGGGTCTCCTGCCTTGTGCTTATCGTGGTATGCGCTCGCGCTGGATGCTGAGGTGTGGCTTACGTCTAGTGCGCGTTCTGCTCCGGTGGGGTCGCCTGAGTCTAGGCGGGTGGCTATTTCTGCCTGTAGTGAGCGTAGCCGTAGCGCGGCCTCTTGTGGTGTGAGGTCGCTGGTGTCTATGGCGGCGGTGATGTTGGTGTTTGTGCTGGTTTGGGTGATGTTCGCGTCGATGACTCCCCCGGCTCGTCCTACCCCGTAGATGGCCTGTTCAATGTCGGCGGCCACTTTGAGGAAGGTGGGTATCTGGTTGGGTTTGAGTTCTTCGGGTTTGAGGTTGGCGGCGGCCCTGATGGCTTTGTCGATAAGTAAGGACGCGGCCCCGGCCTGTCGTTTGATGGCGTTGCGCCGTTTCTCTAGGTGCCATATTTGGGTGAGCCGGTCGGACTCTGCGTCCCATGCCTGTGCTCGTTTTGCCCATGCGAAAAGCTTGGCCCATTTGGCTAAGGTCGCCGGGGTCGGTGGTTTTGAGGGTACTACCACGTCGTCGCCTTGTGCTTGGCGGTCTTTGGCTGTCTTGTATTTCTCTAAGAGGGCGCGGTGTACTGCTTGGATGGAGCGGGAACCACCGGTGTCCCTGTAGCGTGTGAAAGCGTCGAACATTTCGGGCGACTCGCCGGGTAGCCTGTCCCATACGTAAAGGTAGGCTTCGGCGGGTGCCATGCCTTTGCGTTCTGCCAGCGCCGCGTTCACGTGCTCTTCGAGGGTTTCCTGCATTTTCTGTACTTCTTGCAGGGTCTTGAGGTCGTCCGCGTTGGCTGGCCCGATTTCTCCGTTGTTTTTGGGGTCGCGGATGTCTCGTATGGCTTCTTCGAGTTGGGCCTTGTACGCTTTCATGCGGGTGTCGCTAGGGTGCCAGCTCATTTCAGTGTTCCCCCTTGTTCCTTGTGTTTTCGCTGTTTTCGTTGATGTTGATGCCGTACTTTTCCACTGCGGCTGATACGCATAAAGCTAGTGCTGTTCCGAAATTTTTGATTTCAACTTGCTTGGATATTTCTAGCAGTGTCTGAGTTATCGCGTCATAGCTCTCTTGTGACACTGGCGCTATGGTGGGATTTCCGTCTAATAATCCTGCGTCTTTTAGTGTTTTGATGCTGTTTGATAGCGCTTCGTTAGGGTCTACTGTGGCGTGGAACACTTGTTCTTGGAGGGTTTCTAGGGCTTTTTTGGTGTCTGGTGTCACTTGCACTATCAGCGTGTCTAGTGTAGGGCTTGGTAGTACCCCTAGGTCGGTGCTGAGTGTGTCCACATTGTGGACGGTGTTGTTTGTGAGTTCTTCTAGTTCTGTGTCGGTGAATCCGGTGGCGGTGAGTTCTATTACGTCGTCGATTTCTTCGAGGATTTGGGCGACTAGTTTTGGGTCGGACTCTCCGTGGATTTGGTTGTGTGCGAGTTGCCGTGCTCGGATTTGTGCTGTGGTTAGTGGTGCTGTTTCTACGATGCAGGGCACTTCGGTGAGTCCGGCTTTGTAGGCGGCGCGTACCCTGTGGTGGCCCGAGATAATGCGGATTTCTCCGTTTGGCCCGTCGGGTTGGTGGACGAGTGGGAGCGACTGCAACTCGCCGTCATTCTTGATGTTTCGTACCAGTGCGTCGAATTGGTGCTGTGGCATTTTCTGTGCGTTTACCTCTTGCTCTTTGAGGTGCTTAATGTTGATGCGTCGCACTTCTTTTGTGCCGTGCATCACGTTAGCTGCGTCTACGCGGACGGGATTTGAGGTGCCTTGATTTTTAGCGATTTTTGGCATTGTTGGTGTTCTCCTTAGTGCGCCCGTATTTCTTAGTCTAGTCTATTTCTTGCGTGACCGGCGACGCCGCCCACTTGACCGCCCCTTAGTGTTTTGTTCATTGTGGGTGTTTTGTTGTGAGTTCCACTGCGTGACGTACTTCACCCACAGTTCTTGTGGTGTTTTTCCTTTGAACTTCCCAGTGTCCCAGTCGTAGGTGTAGCTGAGCCTGAATGTGCCGTCTTTTTCTTTGTGGCGGGTCTCAAATTCCATCACCCCGCGCATCTGTTTTGCTTCGGGGTGCCTGGTGCGGTTGGTGGTGCGTATCCCTTTGTGTAGGTTCACGTAGATGCGTGATTTTGGGGTGGAGGCCAAGACGGCCAGCGGCTTGAGACAGCTGAGTATCGTGACAAACTTTGTGAGGTTTAGACCGTTTGTTGTGTACGCGCCGTAGGTGTATTTCACGTGGATACGGCAGGACTCCCAGGCTTTCGGTGTCGCGTCGCCGCCCGGTATGGCGAACTGGTAGTAAAAGTTGATGACACCTATCAGGTAGTCCTCTGCGAAAACGAAGAGGTCGCCCGCCTCTTTCCGTGGGGTGAACCTGTGCATCACCGCTTTTCGGAATGCGACGGATTGGTCTGCGTCAGCGTGCCGTATTTCGATTTTTTCGTTCCCGGTGGGTGTCCAGTCTTCCGGTGGTAGCTTGTGTATCAGACCCACCGCGTCTGTTCGTGGTGCTTGGTGTAGTCGCCGAGCGGTGGGGGCCGCCCCGTCGCTGGTGCAGGTGAGTATTGCTCGTATGGCTTTGCTCTCTTCTACTGCCGCCGCTACTTTGGCACGGTGTTCTGCTGGCACCTGGTCTGCCTCCGCGTGCAGGATTAGCCCCGAGTGGGGGGCCTGTTGTATTGCCTCTACCCATTGGCTGGTTGTGGCGCGGTCGACGTTTTCGCCCCAGAAGGTTTTGTGCCGTGCGTCGTTAAGTACTGCGGCTACCACGATAGCGGGCACCTTTGAAGATTGTATAAGGTTCGCTGCTACGTCGAAGGGGGTACGGGTGGGTATGGGGTTTTCGCCGTCGGTGTGGATGTGTAGCTTACCTGCCGTGCGTAAGTCGCCGAGCGCTCCCTCTAGTGCGTCGAAGGTTTGCGTGGCCCATTCGCCGTATAGGTCTTGGGCATCCTGAGTGTCCATGTAGTCGGCCCATGCTTTCCAGTAGGTAGAGCCGTCAGCCCGCATGTCTTGGATTTGTGCGGTCTTGATTGCTTGTGCCGCGTCCGTGGGTGTGCCGCCCCGTAGCCATTCCGATAGTGTGGTGTGGTGTACTAGGTCTGCTGGTGCTGGTATGACGGTGACCGCGTCGAGCTTTGCGGTGGGGATTTCTTCCAGGATTTTTAGCATTTCCCCTATCCGTGGCTGTGGGGTGAAAATCACGTGTACCTTCTCCCCGTGTGTTTTGGTTAGGTGCTGGTACACGGCCCCGGTCTCTGTCGCTACTGCCCCGAGTACCCGCGTAGGGAGCAAGCTATAGTCGGTCACGGTCATTGTGTCTCCTGTCTTTGTGTGGGTATAGAAAAAGCCCGCCGGGGTGGCGGGCCTTTCTGTGTTTGACCGGTGGGACGGGTTTGCACCGCCATCCCCTCACAGGCTTGTGAGGTGCATTGACTCGCGGGTATCCGCCTATGCTACCTACCGGGTACATCTTTGACAGCTGGGTATTCACTATCGCTGTCAAGAATGTAATTACAGTCTACAGAGTTTTTCGCGGTACTGCAACTGTGGACGCGCGGCGAACGGGTGTCTTCGGTGGTACCTCTTCGATGACCTCTCCGGTCTTCTTCTCCCACCAGTCTGCAAAGGCGGTGCGGTGGCAGTCGTTGGGGTCTTTCTCGAAGCACATAATGGTTAGCTTATCGACACCTGCACTGGCGGCAATGTCCTCAAGTTCTTTGCGGATTGCCTCTACGCCGCGCGTGTCAAGAACTGACTGGTATTTGGGGATGGTCTCAGTCCACGGTGCGGGGTCTTTTACCAGCGCCCACGGAGGGTAAATTTCCGGTGCCGCGAAGAGTAGCGGGTATTTGGTGCCGAATCGTGGAGCGCCGTTTGATGCTTTCACCGCCGGGCCGTGCAGTTCCGGGTCGTAGTTCGGGTTCGCGTAGTAGGTCTTGTAGAGCTTCAAGGGCTTCTTTTCGACGGTCATTCTATTCTCCTTCGTTAGTGGTGCTTGTGGTGTCGTTCTTTTTCTTGCGTGGTGCGTACTCCTTGGGCTTGTCGCCGTAGATTTTACGCAACCGCTCTACCTGTGCTTGCGAGTACACGGGCATTCGCCGCCCTTCCCCGGCCCTCACGTAGGCGACGGGCAACGGCATTGCCGCTAGGTTCTGCTGTTTAGAGCGTCCCAGCTCCATGTTTACCGCTATTTTGGTGTAGAGGGTCGGTAATTCCGGTTCCTCTAGGTTAGTCCCTGACATTTTGTCTCCTTAGTATTTTTTGGTATCTATACAGTCTACAGTATAGGTGTGTATTTTGTCAATTGTAGGGGTGTGTTCGGGTACTTATGCCAGCCATTGCGCGCCGTCTGGCGCGTAGCAGTGAAATTCAATGCCCAGGCTCGCCTTGATTTCGGCGGCCAGGGTGCCCGCCTTCAACAGCCCTACCCCCAGGATTTCCGCGAGTACCGCGTGAGCGCCCGCCCCGTTGAGTGGTACTGAGTACACGTACCCGTTGCGCTGCCCCAGCTGTTTCACGCCTTTCTGCCCAGCTAACCCTTCAGAGTCCCACACCCCTAGTGCGTGGCCGATAGCTGAGAGCACCGGCTCAAGGTCTGGAGATACCCACACCTTGCCGGGGGTTTCGCTACGGGTCGGCACTTTGATTTCGTAGGCGAATAGTGGAACCTCAATTACGCGTTCCCCGAACACCACTATTTTTTGCGGTGGGTGTGGGAGCAGATCAAGATTCACCCCGGCCAGTTCCTCGTTGTAAAAGTTCTTATCGCCCTTCTGCACCCAGGGCAGAAGCTCTAGTTGTGCACTGAACATCTTATGTCCTTTCGTCCTTTGTCTTTCGGTGTCTGTGTGCGGTGCTATTCACCATCGCTGGGAATACCGGCTACTCTCCCCCGGTAAGGTCGTCTACATAGCTTTTCAGAGCAAAGAAGCCTAGCGTTGGTAGTACTGTCACGGCGGCTACAACGCCCGTGACCTGGTAAAAAACCCTAAGAGTAGGTATTAGGCTTTCCGCTCCCAATAAAACTATCGGTATCAACCCGTAGAAGAGGGCTAGTACCATAGCCACGACAGATGTGGCGAACACGTAGGCTAGGCATTTCAAAAGTTTCAGGGCGGGTATCATCTGACCCCCTACCTTTCTGATGGTGATGTGTATTTTCCGCGCCCGGCGGGAGAATCGAACCCCCGCGCGCCCCCCAGGGCCGGGCTGCTGGTACTAATCCAGCTTGGTAAAGTTCTCTAGTGTCTCTGCACCCGGATATTCCGGGTCTTGTGGTTCTGGTGCCTCCCACCCGGTAAAGTCCTCAACTGCGGTAGCTAGGTACTCGCCTTCCACCACCCGCCGGTAACTGTCCGTGTCGCCGGTGATGTCCGAGTAACTAAGTTCCCCCAGCCATGCGCTTTCTAACGGGTGCACTTCCCCTGTCGCTACCAGTCCGCACAGGATTTCAACACGGCCACCTGCCAGGTATTCGGCAACGTCCAGCGCGTCGGACTCTTCCCACGCCACCACGTACCCGCGCTCGTAGCCAACACCACCGTGCGAGATAATCGGGCAAATGTAGGCCGTGCGCTCATCTCCTCGTATCCCTGAGAAATTCTGTAGAAAGTCATACCGAATGGCTTCCATTGCGGGATGTTCCAAACCACCAAAGGTTTGGCTTTTCATCCAGTCACGCATTACCTGGTCGGTAATTCCCTCCCCGTCTAAGTCATTCTCATTCCAGATAACGGACTCGAATGCCATATCTATATCGTTTTGGAGGGTCGTACCTTCGTGCGGGTTTAAGGGCCACGCTACTATGTCTAGCCGCTCCCCGTCGCCAACGGTCTTTGTGTACAGCGTCGCGCGTTCTTCGAGTATCTCGTACGTTGACGGTACGAATTTCAAGGCTTTCATTTTTTGTATCTCCCTAGTCGTTGTATGTGTATGCCAAGTAGTTTGAAAGCATCACGTCTAGCTCTTCCAGTGCGCCGGTATGCATCCCGTACCGCACAGCAGCATTACGGAAAGCTACCCGGCGTAGCCCCTCCTCTGGTGCGTCCGCTGGGAGCCTGTACCGTAGAATGGGCACCCAGCCGCCGTTATTTACTTTGCCCTTCTCCCACTTCATAGTTCCCCGCGCGATTTCGGTATCGCCCAGAGCTACGCTGTATACCCCGATTTCTTCAAGGGTATTCGGGATTTCCGAAATTGTGATGTTCTGGTTGGTAGACTTCACTACCAGTTCCACTACCTTCTTGGTAAGCGGTGAAATTTTCAGATTCTCCGAAATGGTAGCCATTGTGGCACCTTCTTTCTACTTGGTCTTTCGTTGTGCACCTGTTCGGTGCTCGCTCCCAGCGGGGGAGTTGAACCCCCACAAGCCGCCCGGCTGGGATACCTATTCAATTATTTATGCTTTCTGTCTGCTACCAGCTGTAGGGCTGGGATGCTGAGTATCAGCCCTGCTACTAGAACCATCCCTCCATGTGTCTCTGCTTCTACTACGAAGGTCTCGCGCAGGTAGGCCCATGCCGTCGCCCCGAAAAGCGCTACCCATATGATTGCCATCATTGCTAGTGTCAGGATGCGCTTTCTCAACCTAACCACCCGTCCCCATGCGGGCTATCTCAATGGCCGCCCATGCCCCGCTGATTGCCGCCAGTATCCAGGCCCCGAAGACGATAGCGCCGGGGGTGCTGGCCTGAGCATTTGCCAGAGTGTAGAGGCAAACCCCGCAGATGATGAGTGCAATTCCTGCACGTAGTAGGTCTAGCATTTCTCTATCTCTTTCTCTTGTTCGTGTGTTTACCCTTTCGGGTCGTGCCCGGTCAGAGAGTCGAACTCTGATACCTGCCTTCCAGCCGGGCTACCGCTATCGGTGATTATGTGCGGTGTTTATTTCTTTGTATAACCTTTTTGGTTATGTATTCAGTATAGCAGATAGTTGTGTACTTTGTACATTTATTTTAGGTGAAACGCATCACAAGTTCTGCCATATTTTCTACCGCCTTGATGTAAATCCAGAGCGGATTTGAGAACCCGTAATCACCATCCCACAGGCGGGATACCTGGTAGCGGGGGATGCTGGGCAGCTCTTCTTCTAGGATTTGCTTAGCAAGCTCAAATTCGCGGGGGTGGCCTATAGATATGGAGCCTGCTACGAACTCACGCAAGCGGGCGGTGTCTCCCGTGATAATGGCGGTCAGCAGAGTCAGGTTCCGGCCTAACTCCGTAACCTGGTGCGCTAGGTAGTCCCTCTGGGGGTCAGCTAGGTAGATACCCCCGGCCCGTCGCTCTGCCATGTCAATTAGGCTCGTACACTGTGCGTCGAAGGGGGTGAGCTTTTCGGACATGTAGAACTCAGGGGTGGCGGCCCATAGAGCTTTCAGCTGGTTCAGTAATGCTATCTGGTCGCCATTCGTAACCCCTGCACCCCTCAGCATGTCAACTAGTACGTAGCCCTCTGGCATAGAAGCCCAAAATACCGCGTCTTCATAGCTAAACGTGCAGTCCACGTGTCCTAGGTTCTCCGAGTAGACCTCATGAAATTCAGGCACTAGGGCGGTACTCTGAGCTACGTAATCCAGCCATTTCTTAGCGCCCTCTACCTCCTCCGGTGCGAGGTAGAAGCCCCTGGCAATTTTTATGAATGCCGTAATGTCAGTCTTAGCGAACACCAGGCTACCCTTGTCGAATGCGTACCAGGCCCGTACAGGTACCGAGTTCTCCGAAAGTAGACCGAGTAACGCGGGGGCCTTGGTCTGTGCTTTGTGGGCCGCCTGGTAGAGGGTGATACCTTCCTCGAGAACGTCCTTCGTGGCTTTACCCATTTTTATTAGCATTTATTCGCCTTTCTCCCAAATATCCAGAACAGTAGTGAACCCGTGCCCCACCAGTGCACAACACCCTCCGGTACTCGCTAACCATAGAGCCTGTTCCATGATGTTGTTTACCGAGAACATCATCAGCACTGTTGCTGTAGCACCTGCAACGGCAAGAATCGTAATTACCAGCCACCAGGTGAACGCGGCTGCGTCTTTTGGTGTCATTCTGTGTATCTCTTTTCGTGGTGTGTAGGGGGCGGGTGGGTTTCCCGCCCCCGGTTGTTGAGTAAATCCTCTGCGATTAGCTCTCGCTAAGAATCTCTTCCAGGTAGACTATGAAGGCTGAGCCATCTTCCAACAGCCCGAACTTATCAACCTTAAAACCCTTCACCTGATAGAAGCACCCCGAGGAAGCTTGGAAGGTCTTACCCTTTACGTTCTCCTCCAAGTACCTTAAGATACCTTCACGGATGGTCTTCTCGGACTCTTCGGGGTTATCCAGAGCGTCAAGCGCGCTGTATCCTTCGGGGAACAGAACCTTGCGGGTGGTAAAGTCAGTTTGAAATACCGAATCGTAGTGAACGCCCGTGACATGTACGCCGGTAATGACCTTATCGAGGCTTACCTCTACGGAACCTACTGCCTTCAACATTTTCTATCTCCTAAGACTTTGGTGTGTGTAAGGCTTTTTGCCTTATACATACAGTGTACCATACTATTTACAAAGTAAACAACATGGTACACTGTGATTTATATTACTGCTTTTCTGGCAGGGTTAGGCTATGCACAAAGGCAATGTTCTCCTGCAACTGCATATCGCTCAGTGACTGTGGGCGATTTTCTTCCATGTACTTGCAAATGTCCCTAACCCCGCGAATCGGTATGAAGAATTGACCTCCCAGCACCTTCTCGCCGCGTGTGTCGATAGCTACCCAATTTAGGTAACCGCGCTGAGGGTGTGGAAGCTGGTGCACCTGACCGGGGCGGTCAATCACCACGAAGCCGGGTATCTCCAAGTTCTCCAACGTCAGAGGGGTAGTACCCGCGTTCCCGTGGATAGTGACGTGTGGCCCGGCTTTTACGTTCTTGAGGAAAGCATCATGTACGAAGCTCCCCGCGCTGATAACGCTCTGGTCTACGGTCGACCGCGTCACTACTGCATCATTTACATAGGAACTGCCTTTTATCAGCGAGTCAGTGATGATGCTTTCACCTAATACGCCGGACTGGTCGTATACCTCAGTAGTGCCGTGAAGCTCTGCTTGCTTCCCGATTTCCAGCAACTGGTCGCTGAGCATTAGCTCACAGTCTTCACCAACTAGCCCGCCCTGCACTTCGTATTTCGTGAACCGTCCTACCGTCTGGGAAAGCCGGTACATCTGTTCACCTGAGCTTTCCAGCCGGTCTTTGGTAACGTGTGTGCAGTCCTCCGAGTGGGGTATTTCGTGGCCCGCCTTCATTGCGCGGACAACCTCACTGAACATTACTGGCTCTTGTGTCATGATTACCCTCCTAAACCAGCGGCGCTACTACAATAAGGCGGCCAATGTCCCCGCCCACACTCTGCACGGGCGTAAACCCTGCGGAGTGGTCTACGTACCGAACCTCTATCTCGTCGTCAGGGTTACTTAAACGGTAGCCCGGTACTGACAACAGCTCCGTAACACCGCGCACTAGATGCCCATTCAGCATGTCATACGGCGTATCTTCTCCTGACTTACGAAGCAATTCCAGGAAATAGGTAATGTTCTCTAGGTCACCTGACAACTCCCCGCCCGACACCGTCTTCTTTCCGGGATGATACCTAACCGCCCAATCACTTAGCGGCTCTCCGAACTCGTCAGATACGTAGGTACTCACCAGCTTCTTCAACGGTGAACCTTCAAAGTGAACCGCCAGGTAAATGCTCTCAGCCATCTCTACCACCTTTTTCATAGTGTGTTTAGTAATTTATTGTGTACCTTTTTTGGTACATTTACAGTCTACACCATTTACAGACGATTTTGTAATTAAAAAATACATTTTTAGTGTGATTTAGGACATACAAAAACCGCCCCTTGCGGGGCGGTTTTCGTGATGTTTATCAGATACAGGAACTGATGGACTAAGTCTAGCACGTCGCTCTGGTTTGACCAAAGTACCTACGCCACAATTCTCCCTACCTTCGTAGGGCTAGTAATTGCATGATTAGCGACATGCTAAACCGTGTCACTAGAAGAGTATACACCATGATTCAGGGGTACAGGAAACCCCCACCGAGTGGCGGGGGTTTCCGGTTCACGTATCCCATAACCTGAGTCGCTAGGGGGCCTCTTGATGGCTGAACGGTGGAGCAGAGGCCCCCGGCGGTGTCTGGGAGATAACTCTAGTCTACACCTGCAACAGTCGGTGTGCAAGGGTGATAAATACCGCCTCCCACAGCCGCATCAGTACCCTATGAACACAAGCACTGTAGGCTACGAAATGCCCGTACATTAAGATAATCATAAGCCCGTGCTCCCATGCCCGTAGCTACCGCGCTGTGTCTGCGCCAGCGTATCCACCGAATGGAATACCGGCTGTGCAATGGGCGCAACCACCAGCTGGGCAATACGCATCCCGTCAGTCACCGTGAACTCAGTATCGCCCAAATTAACAAGGTTCACCATGATTTCGCCGGTATACCCCGCGTCGATAATGCCCGGCGCGTTGAGAACCGTCACGCCCTGCGCGTTGGCAAGCCCCGAACGGGGGCACACGTACCCGACATATCCGCTAGGGATACGAACCCTAACTCCGGTCGGTACCAGGCCGCGCCCACCCGGTGCGATAACCATTGCCTGAGTGGTACCGGGGAATAGGGCGGTGAGGTCTGCACCCGCGTCGTCGTCATGCGCTCGCGCTGGCATTTTTGCGCCCTGCTCTAGCACCACGTCCACGATAGGGCGGCGCATGAACATGTGGACCTTTTCGGTGTGTAGTTTAGCCGCGGTGCGCGGGGTCTTTGCGGTAGTCATAGCTTTCTTTCTCCTTAGATGTAGTGGTGACGGTGTAGCGGGGTAGCCCCGATAATAACTTCATTTTCGATAGGGGCGTAGCCGGTGGTTGCCTCAGTGACCCTGCCGCGTGCCTCTAGCCAGCGGTGAACAGCGTGAGTGTGTACGCACCCGCCAATGGGAGCCTTCTCTTCAGTCATTGGCTTGTGCAGTTGCTTAGGACACTCAGTGCACCGATAGTCCAAGGAACCCGCCGGGGTGCACCCCAGAGTTACTAGGGTCTCGCGCCGTTGTAGGGTTGAGTCGTCGGCCCGCCGGTGCAGTGCATCTCTCGTGATGAAGAACCCGTCAAGGGGCGTGGATACCACCTCTACCCCGATAGGGATGCTGTGAGTAATACTCATGGCCTCTCCTTCGTTGTGTTGATAAGCTTTTGTGCTTATGTAATCAGTATACCACATTGTAATTACTAATTACATATATTTCGTACATAAAAATAGGTGATACACAAGACAAAACCCCCACCCTTGCGGTGGGGGTCTCGCCTAACACACTTCAAAAGAGATAGATAGATGAAAGCCTAACGAATTTCTCCTACTCCTCCATATATTTTAGCACTTCCTCCGAAGATAGGACAACAGCGGCCACGCCGCCCGCTTTCCGTATCTTCTCAAGTGTGCGTAACTGAATCTCGCTTGCCCGCGCTCGCGCATGTTCCTCAGACTCACGTATTTTCTGGTGCTTCACTTCGAAGGCGTGTAGGCGGCCTTCGTGCAGAACCAGCAGGTCGGGGATACCCGATACCTGATAGGGATTCCCCACCACCTTCACAACCCAGGCAGTGGGGAACTCCTTCTTGATTCTGTTTTGAATCTGTTTCACAAGCGCGGCCTCATTGGCTACGCTGCGTGACATGACTACAGTTCGTTCAGGTCTACGTCGATGGAGCCGTTCTCAGCGTCTACAGTATCATCCGTAGAAACTGCGCCATCAGCCGAAACGGGTTCGGTAGCATTGCTATCAGTACTCGTGTCAGCAACGGTGCTCACCTCCTCTGCTTCTTCCTCAAAGTCGTTCGCCGGGGTAGCCGGGGCGGTGGGTAGCTCACCCTCCCAGGCCGAGATAGGCGCATAGCGCTTCACCGCCGGGCGCGGCTGGCCCTGGTATTCCTCCATATCAACGATAGCTACAACCTTCTTGCCGACGAATTGCTTTGAGTCAAAGGCTACCTTCTTATCTACCGGAATACCGATAGCAGGGAGGAAATTAGCCATGCGGAACAAGGCGTTATCTGAGAGCGTCAAGCGGTCTACCAGAACTGACTTGCTTTCTACGTGCTCCTTAGGGCCGCCGATAACCTGCATATTCAGCAGAATGTAGGTGTTACCGTTCTTGGACTCAGAGTCCACGGCCTTAGTGATGCGTGCAAGGTACTTACCCGCCTGGATACCCTCTGAGGTCTGCTGTTCTGCGTAATTTGAAAAATCCAGGATGTGCTTTGCCATGATTAAATACTTCCTATTCAGATAATTTAGTGTGAAATTTACTATGTAACTTTACGCTATGCTATTCTTTGTGCTTTGTATTACTTCTTAGTGTTCTTTGCGGTATCAGTCTTGCGGATGATACCTAACGCCCCTCCCAGTTTCGTAAGTGACAGCGGGCTTTTCAGCCCTAGAATCGGGGGCACCTTGCCGAGCTTGTCTTGAGGTACCCGAGCTTTCGTGACATATCCGGGGTGTGCACCGAACCGCACAATGTGCTGTGACGGGTCTACTTCCGGGTCTCCCTCCATGTTAGGAATAACCTCAGTGAAGAGCACGTAATCCATAGAGGCCAAGATACCTGCACGTGCACCTGACTGTACCGCGATAGTGCGCTCAACTTCGTTGGAGATGTCATTAGTCTTTGCCGTAGCGTGGGCGATAAATACCACGTCGATAGGGCGAACATTTGAAGGGCTTGCCAAGTCCGAGAAGAATTTAGCTACCTCAGTCATAACCATGTTCGACTTACCCCATACCTGGAACGAACTTTGAGTTTGGGTGCCGCGTGATATTTCCTTGATTGAGGTTTCCTGAAAACCCTGTGCGAACCGTTCAGCGTAGTTCTGCATGGCCGTTAGCGAGTCTACCACCAGCGCATCATAATCGTGCTTTCCTGATTTCAGGTGATAGTAGACCTTATCCATGGCTTCTACGGTGTCCACCTGGTACACGTCGATGTTCTTTGCGTATGGTGCACCCGCGAAGGACGCGGTGCCGTGCTCACCCACAAAATCCAAGAACAGAGTCTTTGCGCCCTGGTCTGCGATAGTGGAGGCCAGGCGGGTTTTACCCGAGCCGGGTTCACCGTAAATCAGAACCTTCATGCGTGACTTGGACGTATCCACAGGTTTCAGGCCGGTAATGTTCAGGGACATGTACCTATCCTTTCTACTAAATCCTTATGTAATTACTATACCATAAAGTAATTACTTATCTATATAAATTACATCTATTTTGTTGTGGTGTTTTTCACCTTGAGGCCGTACAGGTGGTAGTCGAACTCACCCACAGACCCGCCCGTAAGGCTGGTCTTGCACAGCTCAGCGAAGGGGCACCACTGGCACGCGCGGGAGAAGTTACGCCCTACGCTGTGGCCATCCGGCCAGCGCTGTTCAGTGCGCCCAATATCCTCATTGGTGTATTTCAGCCCGCGTAAGTGCTCAATCACCGTAGCCCGTGACACTGGCACTGTAGCCCTCATGAACCACTTTTCACGCTCAGCCGGTGACTCCAGGCGCTCAATGACGGCGGGTTCTGCGGTGTACACGCCCGCGCCTGAGCCGTCCTTTTTACGGCCCTCGAAGGGTACGCCCTCACCCACCCACGAAAGGTAGGTGTGCAGGTCATAGTCTGAGACTGACTTAGACAGCGTGCCCGTGAGCGTTACTTTAGGCTCTTTCGGCGCGGTCATACGTACTCGTGCGTACTGAATCATTGCAGGGTCTGAGTATCCCCATTCGTGGAGCTGTGGCGCGGCGGCCCATGCGTAGAGGTGGAGCTGTGACTCAAAGAACGTATCAATCGTAGATACCTGAGACAGGCTCTTGTGGGTCTTGTGGTCTCGCACGCACACTACATCCCGCACCGTATCGAGGTAGACCTCATCTATGTAGCCACGGAACTCAAGCGGCTCTTCGATAGGTACCGCGCGGCTCACTGGCATTTCTACCGCAATAGGGTGTTCTGTCTCGTGCACCTCTGCGTACATTTCCTGCCACCTGTTGTAGGTGTACTTGATGCGCTCGCTGAGCGTGCCGCCTAACCGGCTCACGAACTCTGCCGCGTGTTCCTCCGAAAGGGTGCGAGTGTATGCGTCCGCCGCCTCTGCAACGCGCTCAACTAGGTTCGTGTAGTACACGTACTCGCCGGTGTCGTTTGTCTCTCCGGTTGGTATCTCATACATACCGTCTCCGAGGGTCTGCAACGCGGTGGGGGCAAGTTTTAGTGTCTTGGCCGTCACGCCCCGCTCTATTGAGTCAGCGGCCATCAGCGCGTGCCAGAACAGGCCGAAAATACGTTCACATTCTGCAACGTTCGCATCATCAGGTACTAGGCCCTCAATGTAGCGGTAGCCGTATTTCTGCGGACAGGCCCTATGTGTGTCTGCTTTCGAGAAGCTAATTTTGCTCATAATAAACTGCCATCATTAAATCAATTTCTGAGGTTTTCATGCGGGTTATGACGGGACATTCACAGTCCCAGTGCGCCCCGCCGCACACGTAACATTCTAAATCAAGCATTGCACTAGGCTACCAGCTCAAAGTCAGATGCTACGGCCTGTACGCGGCGGGCGGTGCCCTGCTGGTCTGATTTATTCGGTAGTGCTACCGCTTGCCCTAGCGGCAGTGCGATTAGTACACCGGCTCCGAGAAGAGGGGCCAGGCCCGCAGCATTCGGCAGATGCGGGTACATGATTGCCCCGGCGATTATTGCTATCACCCACACCAGCGCGAGTGAAACAATATCCAGGATGTGGTTGCGAATTTTCTTGCTCATTTTTCTATCTCTTTTCTTAGGCTATTCGTAGGCTTAGGCTAGGCTTTGGTTGTTACTAAAACTGCTAAATCTTAGTTGTTTTGTTGTTTTTGTAGTTATTGTTTTTGTTGTAATTACAGTATACACCTTTTTACAGGTATTTTGTAATTAACAACTACATTTATTGTGTGTTACTAGTCACTTTTTATAGATGTGGTTGAGCAGGGTGTTCTCAAGCTCAGTACGGGAGTCTAGGCGGTGCATTACCAGCTCGTCGATAGAGCCGGGTACCTGCATGTGCCAGTACGTGACGGGGCGCGTCTGCCCCACGCGGTTCAGACGGTCGCGGGCCTGGATGTAGTCGTCTCGTTGCTGTGTTGGTGTGGTGAAAATAGCATGAGAGGCTGATACTAGCTCGTTCACGGCCACCGAAAGGGTCTTTATTTGGGCCACAATAACCATGCGGTCTATGCTCCCCGGCCCCGTATCGCCGAATTTCTTGCGGATGTCTACGCGCTGGGCCGGTGGAGTGTCGCCGGTAACCGGCCAAACTTGAGTACCTTTCTTTGCGAGGGCTTCGGTAATCGCGGCTACCTCCCACCGAAATTCAGCGAATATAACGATACGGCGCTCTGCCTCTAGGGTGTCATGTACCAGTGACGTTATCACGTCAATCTTGGAGGAACCTACCTTGTGGTGGTTCCCTTCTTCGTCCTTGATGAACCCTGATGTGATTTGCCGCAACCGTAGCATCTGGATAATGCGAAGCTCAGCTGACGCGAACGCGTCGCCTTCCAGCTTTGCCACTAGGTTCTGCCGCATATCGTCGTACACCTTCCACTCTTTCGCGGTCATGGTGACTGGTACAACGGTATCGGTGGTTTTTGGTAGGTCTAGCGCGTCTTCCTTCTTCACCACCATTGCCAGCTTCTCCATTTTCTGGGTCAGCTCGTCTAGGTTTTTGAAGCCGATAATTTCCTTGCCTTGAAACCCTCCGAGCTGGGCGTACCTCTGCATGAACCCTGTCCAAGTGGCGGGCTTACGAACGCCGAAGTCGTTTACGCGCCCGAACTCCCAGGGGTCTAGCACGCGCCACTGCCCGTAAACGTCCATAGGTGAGTGTGGCATGACCGTACCTGTGAGCAGGATACGCCGGGGAGCGTATTTCACGGCCCGCGCTACCGCGCGGCTGGTGTTGGATGACGGCGACTTTAGCTTGTGGCTTTCGTCGCAAATCACTAGGTCTGGCTCGTACCTCTGCACCGCGTCTGCCATCCATTCATCAGCCCGGCGGTGCCGGATAGCGCGGCGAGAAGAAAATGAATCATAGTTCAGCACCAGTAGCTGTACTTTCGGATTGGGTGAGCTGAACGCCGCTATGCCTAGCTCTTCTAGCCGCTCACGCGGGTATTCGGGGCGTGTCACTAGGTCGATGGCCCGGTGGATTTGTAGCGCTGTATCGCACTGCCGCCGAGTAGGGCGTAGCCGTGCTTTACCGTCTGCCAGCTTTTGGTAGGGTCGTCCGCCGCGTGATGCTATCGCGTCGATTTTCTCAACACCTGAGCCGCCTATAATCTCCGACCAATAGTCCACCGAAGGGGGTAAGTAGTCTCCCAGCTGGTGAAGCCAGGTATCACGGGCAACCAGCGGGCAGAGTACTAGGACTTTGGTAACTTCTTTCCCGCCGTGCTGTGCCAGCAGTGAAATGTAGTCAATTACGGTAGCGGTCTTCCCCGTGCCGGGGTCGAACAGCAACGCGCCCCGGCCTTTCTGCTTCACCAGCCGCGCTAGTCCTTGGAGCTGGTGGGTAAATCGTTTCGGCCCGTATGGTGTGAATTTCATAGCTCGTTCTCATCTCCCTCTAGTGCTGTGTTCAGTGCGTATTTGATCTCCCGCCCGGTTCCGACGGTGATAAGATGACCGGACTCTTTCAGGTGCTTTAGCGCTTTCTGTGCTTGCTTTTCGGTAATGTCTAGGATTTCCTGAATTTCCTTGCGAGTCAGCACCTTCTCGATGTCTCCCTCAAAAGCTATGTGCAGGATTTCGTCGGTGAGGGTGTTCATCTCAGCAACCTCTTTATAGGCTTTCACGTGCTTTTCCGAGAACTCCACCGAATAGACAGAGGGTGACGGCTCTACGAATTGGATATCTGTCACGCCCTCAGTCCTGGAGTCGATAACTACCTCTGCGGCTATCTGTTCGCCCTGGTTCTGTGAGCTGGACTCTCGCACTTTACCTGGCCGGTCTTTGGCAACCACTAGGTTCACGCGGCCTAATTTACCGGGCATGGGTTGCTGTATTGCCTCCGCCCTGAGCGCGGTGCCCTGCACCATTGCGATTTTGTGCTGGGAGCCGATAGGCCCTGCACCTTCACCTGAGTTTTTAGACGTGTGGTCGATGACTAGTACGGTGGTGCGCCCGCCCCGTGTGAGTGATGTCAGCCAGGTAGTGATAACGTCCGTGCTCACCGCGTCATTGATATTCAGCCCGTGCAGACCGAAAAGGCGGGTCATACCATCTACCACGATAAGGGCCGGGTCTATCTCCTTGAGTGCTTTGGCGAACGCGGCCTCTGACGCTTTGCCCGCCGCTGTGGGGCCGTTCCCGCGCTCGCTTTTCTGCATAGCGGCTAGAGGCATTTCCGGGTGAACGTAGCTCAGCGCCGTAGCCATTTGCGTATCACTCAGGCCGAGCGCCCTAAAGCGTGCAACGAAGGTTACCGGGCTGTCCTCAAAGTCTAGGTACATGACCCGGCTACCCTCAGCTGCTTCTTGTGCGCACGCGGCCATAGCCACCCATGATTTAGCGGATTCTGACCGGCCAAACAGGTAATTCAGTACGCCGGGGTACATGAGTCCGTGCCCGTCTTCGCGTCGCATAATGGTAGGCTCTGGTATCTCGACTGTTCCCGAAATAAAGGGTAGTAGGTCTACCGCCGCCCATTGCCCGTAATTTGATTCTTCCTCAGTGCGCTCTTCTTCCTCTTCCTGAGTGGCGTTATCGGTGGTGGCTGTGTCTTTGGTGTGAGCTACGAACCCATCCAATACCGAGGTGTCTTTGCCCTGTGCTTCCAGGCCGGTAGAAGCCACATCCACCATAAGGCGGGAGAGTATACGGCATTTTTTAACTATTTCCTCTTCGGTACCGCCCGCCTCTGCAACCAGCGAGTTCAGCCCCGAAGGGTTTCGCCCCTGCAACAGGGTTTTTCGGGTAGCGTCCACGCACTGAGCTACACGCGCATCTCCACCGTCTTCATCCTGAGTCAGTAAAGTGAGGTCATGCACTAGCCTTTCGATAGGTGACCCGCTGTCAGTACCGTCCCACCATTGGCATACGCCCTCTGTCCGTTCCAGTGAGGGCGACAGTAGGGAGCCGGATAACCGTAGGTAGAAGGTGTTACGCGAGTCATATGCCTGAAAGACTTCCAGCAGACCGGATACCAGAGCAATGTAAGCTACGCGATGGCGTAGCGCCCTGCCGTCGATGACGGGGATACCGTCAGCACCGCCCCACGGCTCCGTTTTCCACGTGTAAGAAGCCCCCGAAGGGTGGACTGACGGCGGTACCACTGTCTGCGCGCCGGTAGAGCGCAACTCAATACTTACTCCGCCGTCTAGTGCCGCGTACTGCACGGTACGGGTCGGTACGGTACCGGGGGTAGCCCGGTACCAGTAGTGCGTGCCTTCCTCACAGTCTGTTCGGCCAGACACAGCGAAGGGGTCGGGTAGCATGACCTGGGCCAATTTTCGGGTGAGGTCGTTATCAACGTCCACATCTATAAGGCCCTGTGAGGGTTCTCCCAAGAGAACCCCCACGTTTTCATCACCCTCAAACAGGGCTTCAATATCTTCTTTACCGCCCTGCTCCAAGTACCTTACGGTTGTCCATGCTGGTAGGGCCGGTGCCTTCTTTCCCTTTGGGATAGGGATAGGGGTAATTCCGCGCGCTAGAGCGTCTTTCGCAAATTCCATCACGCCCATAAATTTTATCTCTCTATCAGTGTGTTTAGTGTGTGCGGTGGGTTACTTGCGGCTGGTTTCCTGCGAGTCTACATAACGAAGCGGGAAGGGTAACTCACCGGCGCTGACGCGCGTCAGGTAGTGACGTGCAAGCGCACCGGGCCGCATTTCCGGTACCCCGTTCTTCTCTGCCATCTTATTCAGGTTCTCTAGGTCGGTCTCACTGATGCGGAATGTCACCGCAACGGTGGGGGTTTTCTTAGGGCGTGCCATAGGGTGCCGTGCCTTTCTGATGTTTTTGACGATTTTGTAATTACATTCTAACAATATTAACCAATGTCTGCAAATGAGTAGCGGGTACCCACCTCCGCATCTGCCTTAAGAGGTACCTTGAGTTCAAGCCCGAAATGCTTCTTGAAGTATTCGAGTACGCCGGTCTCCATCACGTACTGACAAGCCTTCACGCATTCCTGCCAGCGGTCTTTTGGAACCTCAAGAACCACCGAGTCATGCACGGTAGCGACAATGTGAATATCTGGTATCTGCATACGCTCCCAGCCCTTGATGTTGCCCGTCATGAGTGCGCATGATGCTTGCATGAGGTCGCTACCGAAGCCCTGCACGGGTGCGTTCAGTGAGCTACGCTCACCCTTGGAGCGTTCGCTAGTGTTCCAGCTCGTCATAGCCCGTTCCAGGTGACGCACGCGCCCAATAGGGCTGACCGCCATGTAATCGCGGCGTACTTTATTCTTCGCCGAATTGTGCCAGTCTTCCAGCCCGTGCCACATCTGGAAATAGTGCTTACGCACCTCTACGGCTTCATCCACGGTCATAATAACCCCGTATGAATTTTCTGCGTACTCGCGGAAGCCCTCAGCCGACATACCGTAAATCAGACCAAAGTTAGCGGCCTTTGCTTGCTGGCGCTGGTCTTTCGTGACTTTATCCAAGGGTACCCCTGCAATTTCAGCAGCGAATGTGCTGTGCAGATCTGCCCCTGATTGGAAAGCTTCAATCATGGGGATGCAGTTCGCAATGTGCGCCGCTATTCGTAGTTCCAGCTGTGAATAGTCAAGGTTCACCATGTAATAGCCAGGACGGGGAATGAACACGGGCTTAAGTGCGTAGGTAACCTGTTGCATATTCGGGTCTGAGCTGGATAGGCGGCCCGTCACCACCGAGCCAACCTTATAGGTAGAGTGCAGTGTGTGCACCGGAGTTACAAGGTTCAGCCATGACCTTGTAAACTCAGCCATTTTAAGGTGTGCTTTAGCGTCCATTAGCTCCGTAGCGGCCCATGACCCGGCGCGGGCTTGCCGACCGAGTACCGCCGCGTCCCATTTCGGCGCACCCGTAGGCGTGGTTGCGGTTACCTTGAGTTCACCGGCTTCAATAGCTACGGCCACAAGGGCCTTGAAGAACTTGGAGGTTGGTGCCAGCGTGTACAAACCGGCCATCGTGTCGTTTACCAGCACGTCACCGAATGGGGGGAATTGCTTCGGGTGCAGGTGCTCGCACGCCTCCGGTATCTCAATATCCAGCACGTTCTTAGGGATGGTCGCCCATGCCTCTAGTGCTTTGGGGTCGTTGAGTGATAACCAGTTCGCGGCGGCGGCCCCTGCTGTTGCAGGTTTAGGTTCTCGTTTCAGCAGGATTTTCAGGCAGAGCGTAGCGGCTTCCACCGCTCCGAGTACCCGGTACATGGTATCCCACGCGCCGAGCATTTCGGTGTCTACCAGTAGCCCGCGCTGTTCCGCCTGGCAGAGTGTCCGAATGGTAGGCATGGAGACGGTCTCAAAGATTCGTCCAAGCTCCCACTCCAGCGGGTGCATACCCTCAGCTGTCAGTTCTGCTTCACGTTCTGACTGGTATTCGTACAGGCTGGGCGGTGCCAGCTGGGCCATGTGGAGCATGAGCAGACCGTAGGTGTAGTACGTATCCCGTGCCGCGTATTCGCCGAGCCGTAGCAGTTCCACGCGCTCAGCCGCGCCGGGGGTGCGTAGGTCAAAGTCGGCCCATGACTTTACACCGAAGGGGCGCTGTGCCAGGTCTTTCAGCCTGTGCGATTCCTCTTCATCCAGCAGTGACGCGCTCACCATTGTGTCCCACCATAGGTTTTGTGAGAGGTCTACTCCCACGGTGCCGAAGGTGTAACGCGCGTCAAATTTGACGTTATGGCCCGCAAGCTTGAGGTTCTTCTTCATGGCTAGGGAGAGTACGCGGTACTGGTTACGCCACACGCTCACCAGCGGGCTATCAGGGTGTGACAGCGGCACAACGTAAGTGGGCGGGTGCTGTCCGCGCTGTGCAGGTGGGAGGGTGAATGATGCGAGTACTACGCGGGCGGCGATACCGCCGTTGGCTTTACCTCCGGTTACCGCGTGTTCGTCTAGGCCGGTGGTCTCAAGGTCAAAGACAACGAAGGGGGCTTTTTCCAGCCGCTGGGCTAGAGTACGTACCCCCTTCGCGTCAGTCACCCAGTGCACCTGTTTCAGGTCGAAGTCTGGGAGGATTTTAGCCATTGCGTGCCGCTTTCGCTTTTGCCTGAGCGGCCTTCACGCGGTGCGCCCTCATGTGCGCCTCTGCACGTGTGCGTAGCATGGTTACTACGTCGAAGGGTGGTTTGTCTTGGTACCGGCCCGGTAGTTCTGAGAACTCTTCACGCTTGCAGATTCGACAGTACCAGCCAATGGTGAACAGCGGGCTGGTGGTTTCGGCGGGGTCTTTACCCGGTACCGGCTCGCGTCTCCATACCAGCTGTGACAATTCCTTAGCGTCCATTTTAATTACCTCTTTAGTTTGTGATTACATTAATTACAGTATAGCAGGTGACCGTCGTAGCGTCCACCTGCCATTACTGTATTTATGTGATTTGTGTCTTAGTGCGTGCTGAGCGTGTCCATTAGTAGCTTGTGTAGTTCGCGGTATTCGCGCTCGCGCTCAACCCGTGTACTAGCTCCCACGAATAGCATTGCGTGCGTTAGGCACTTGTGGGCCGTGCTTGCCGTACCTACCACCGAGTTCAGCAGGTTTCCCCACTCGTAGATTTCGGGGGCGCATGTCGATAGTGTCACCTCATCCTGTCGGCAGTGAAGCAGGGCCGCCAGCGCCTCTGTGTAGATGCCTCGAAGGTGCAGGTCTCGTTCGCCACTCTTATATGCCCGGTGCAGGTGGCTAATGAGTGAGCCTTGAGCGTAGTCTAGCCGGTGAAAATCCAGGATAGGCGGCGCGGTCTCTGTGTAGTCTGGAGTCTCCGAATGGGCGGTGCTCTTACTGAGATTGGCTACCTCCAGCTCTAACCGGCTCACCTGTTCCTGTAGCTTCTGGGCCTTCGCGCGTTCGCGGTGCGCCCGCTCTTTCCATATCCACGTTGTTTTGTCACTGCTACGGAGAGCGAAGAAGCAGCATATAGCAGTTACTCCGAGTACATAAAGCACTAGGGCACCTACGATAAGCTCATTACCAGTATCTCCGGTGTAGGTCATGTACCCCGCTAGGTAGGTGGCAAGCACCACCGATAGTACACCGAGTACAAGTAAGCCTTTTAGGTATGGGTTCGTTGCGTATTCCTGTTCCACCATTGGACTGCTTTTCCTATCTTGTGTTGTGTGTTCTTAATGACTGTGGCGGCCTGCGGTGCCCACTCGTTCACGCACCGAATGAAGGGGATGTTTACCCCCGCTAGTGATGCCTGTACTGCCGCGCGTGCTTCTTTCTTGATTCGGTCGGTAATCTCCTTGAGTTCTTCTTTGACCTGTTTTAAAAACTCGTAGAACTTGCGGACTGTGTTCACGATTTCGGGTATTACGGGTAGGCTCATTTTCTTTTCTCCGAATGTGGTTAGAAAGGCGGTTCTGATTCGATTTCTTCGATTAGCTGTAGCCGTAGCGCGTCATAGTGGTACTGGCACTGCATGTTGGCTCGAAACTCCCATATCAGCTTCTTGTGTAGTAGCAGGTGGAAGAAGTGGTATAGCATTGAAGCCTTTGTATTCCCTATCTCGTTTAACTCCCAGCCGTAGGCGGTTGATAGTAGCGTTTGTAAGGGTATTTTAAGGAAGAATTCCTTACTGATAGGTAGATGCTCTTTCGGGTCTAGCTTTTCAAGGTAGGTCAGGGCTTTTGCGTAGTCCTCTTTAGCGGATACGCCTTCTTTGAGTCCCGCACGCCAAATGTACTTGAGTATGTTCCCCTCAATGAAGCTTAGGGGCTTCACCAGCTCCCATAGGTTCATGCCTAAAAGGTCTGCGTAGTGGTCTGGTTCGATGGCGTTGTTTTCGTTCACGGTATCTCCCTTCAATATGTATACATCTTAGCACTTTAATTACATTATCGTCAAGTATTGATTTTTAGGAATAGGTGTATGCATAGCGTGAATGAATATGTATACATTTAGGGTAGCCCTCATGTGACACGGGTCACTCAGATTACCTACCTCGACACCTCCCCGCACCGCCTAGGGCGAAGCCCGGTCGGGGGGTGGGGGGAGCTGGCGAGCTAGGTAAGAAGAGTGACCTGTGTCATGGGAGGGCGGCGGCTACGACTCAGAGGGGGTTCACTAAACTGCACCAAATGACAAGATGAGAAAATTTTGTTTTTCGCGCCAAATTGTACAGCGGAGGTTAGGCGGGGTCATTTTCGTTTTTTACGAATTATCAAACGGCACTAAACGGCACCTGACGGTGCCATTCAGCACCGTTTAATAATTCTTTTCTAGACACCCTAGCCCTTAGCTCTCCCTCCCCCCCCCTTCCCCCCTAAAGGGGGGGGGAGGGGGGGAGGGAGAGCTAAGGGCAGGGTGGATAGGTACTTAAGAAGTACGTGCGCGGGCGTGCCCGCGTGCGCTCGCGCGCATTATGCGCGCGTATGTGCGCGCGTACATGCGGGCGTGTGCGCGTATGCATGTGCGCCCGCGAAGAAGAACGCGCGCGTACACGCGCGTGCGCGCGTGCGAGAGGCTGTGATGTAGGTTACATTGTGGTGTGTGTCTTGCGTCACATCCTTTTGGGTGGGGGTGCTCCGAAATTGGGGGAATTTTTGGGTTGGGGTTGAGGGGTGGGCCGGAAATGCCGCTGTACGGCCCGTAAAGGCCGATTTCCCGGACTTTGGGAGGGGGTCATGTGGAATTGTGCCCTAAATCGAAAATGGCCCCTTAAATCGGCTCCTACGGCCTCTGAGGGGGTTGCCCCGAAAATTCTGGGGTTTTCCGGTGGGTTGTTTTGTTCGATTTTTTCGATTGTCTGAGAAAATCGCCCCTTCGATGGGTGGTTTGTACCTAGCGGGTGGTGGTGGTATCCACTGAAAATCCCGCTGAGAAGCCCTCTACGGGGGTTTTCCCGGACTTTCTGGATGGTCAGGTGTTGTGGGAGGGGTGGCGGATTTTGAACGGCTTAGAACGGCGCTGAGCGGCTTGCAGGTGTGGTGAGGCGATGGTTAGTGATTAGTTAGGTTGAACTTAGTGAAATGTGCCACTGTATTTTGGAAAGGTATGCGGTGGTATGTATAAAATTAGGTAAAAATATTCAGTGGGGTGTGTAATTTTTGGCATGAAAAAACCCCCTTTCGGGGGTTTCTGATTGGCAGGGTTAGCCGTGAAGGAACATAAGCATCTCAATCATCCAGGCAACCCAGGGGTTAATGTGACCCATTACTGCACGCTCCCTTCGTTGTTTGCGTAGTTGTCGGTGCCGTCAATCGGCGCGGTGGGGTGCGGCGTGAAGTCGCCGCCGTTAAGAGTATAGCCGGGTTCTGCGGCTCCCTCAGGCTGTGCCGCGTCGACGGGGATGTCCCCCGAATAGGGGGCGGTGTGCTTAGCCGCGTCCTTGGCTACCCCTTCGGCGATTGCGTCCAGAATCTTGTCGGTATCCAGCTCCTGAAGGGCCTGTGCCATGGTGTTTTCAAAGGTGCCTTCGATGTGGGCCTTCTCGCCCTTCGTGTACTTGCCAGCGAAGTACACGGCCACGGCGGCTAGGATGGTGGAAATAGCGCCCTGCACCTCAGGCTTGAGGGTGATACCAGCCTGTGCCAGACCAGCGGACAGAATAGTAATAACGGACAGAATGAGGGAGGTTGCTACGGTGGTGCTCTTCGTCACATTACCTGCGTAGCGCTTATCTTTAGTGTTAGTGACGGGGGTTACATTTTCAGACATGAGAAAGTCCTTTTGTTGGTGTGGCGTGTATTACCGGGAAATGCTCTGGATAGTGTTGTGGATTGCCTGAACATTGTTGTCAATGTTCTCAACCTTGGCCTTCAAGTCCACAAACTCGAGGTAGGCGCGGCCGGGGTGGTTGATGCCCGTGCGGCCTGGTGCCCAGTCGTCGGCGGTGCGTTTGATGCCGCGTTGCCAGCTTGCCAGCTCAGAGTCACGGTTGATGCCTTCACGGCCCGGCTGACTGTAGCTAATCATGTACTCGATAAGCTGAGTCAGCTTATCCAGCTTTTGATTTAGGGAATTAATATCTGCCACGGATAACTCTCCATTTTGTGCTAGTGCTTGAATTTCTTTGGCTACGCCTTTGTAGGCGGCCATTGCCATTCGGGTAATTTCGTGTTTATCCCATGTCCCCGAACATTCGGTGGCAAACCAGTCACTATGTTCTGTGAGTGGGATGATGCGCCCGTGCATTCGCCAAATGTCAGCGATTCGCTGGGCTACGGTGGTCTTGTCTCCCAGGGACATGCGCGGGTTGCATTCGAGCGTGATTGACTGTGCGTTGCCCTTGCTGTTGCCGTTCGCCCAGGCCGCGTTTGAGTGGTCTACGATGCACCCTACGATTCCGTCTGAGATGACCTCATGGGCGCTGGTGCCCACGTTCGGGTTGTCACAAAAGAACCACATGACCTGCTCCCAAGTCTGTTGCCATTCGGGGCGACCCCACCAGTGCAATGTGATGTTGGTGATGGTTCGAGGGAAGCCGAATACGCTAGGAACCTGGTAGCCGGGGGTGAAGTTGCGCGCGTCACGGTTAGTAACGTAGTTATAACTCACCTGCTGTAGGCCCTCCTTAGTTTGTGTGAAGCGCCCGCATATCCATTATGTCATAGCGGGGCGGGGCGGTTGTTATGCGCCCTCATTCGGTGACTGGTACCGCCCGCCTGAGTTTATGGCTGTGGGTTTGTAGTCTCGTAGCATGACTGAGACGGTCTGTGATGGGTAGCCGTTGCTCCAGGTCTCGTTGATGGATTGAATAAGAACGTCGCCTTCCCAGGCGACCCCTGCATCATCTTGCCATACCCAATGTTCGATGTCGCCCACTTCTCGGTATAGTTCGGGGGCTACCTCCAGGTCGTCGAACTCGTGAATTTCCTTGATAACCATGCTCTCAAGGTCTTTCAGGTATTCTTTGGCTAGTTCTTCGCTTACCCACCAGTCGAAATTATGCTCATAGGTGTTTGCTTCGATGAGGGGTGATAGGCCCCAGTTGTACACCGATGGTAGGTTCTCTTTGGTGTTTGCTTTAGGTGAGAAGTCTTTCCCGTTGTGGTGGTAATCCATCCAGTCTGTGCGGAATTTTGCACGGATGAGCGGGAAGCCTTGACGGTAGTATTTGTTGATGTGGATGTACTGATTGTACTGTACTCCCAGGTGCTCGTCGGGGTTGTTCAGGTAGAAGTTTTTATCGCGGGTACCTTGCTTCACGTAGGCGCTAAATTCAGTCATGACAGTACGCCACCCTAGTTTAGTGAGCTTCCCTGATAGGTCGTTCCAGGGTAGCCCTGCCGCGTATTTCAGGTTACCGTCTGTCTCTTTTCGGTATGTCCTCAGTGAGTCGTCTGTGATAACTCCGATGTCGAAGATACTGTATACGTCTCCCACGTCGTAAGAACCGTCGCCGCTGAATGAGTAGGGGCTTTCTATGCCTTTGGGGTGGGCTACGTCGGTGGTGTTCGGGTTACGTACCATTTTTAGGTCGTAATCTACCCCTACCCAGTCTTGTTCTGCTGGTACCTCTATGAAGTCTCGTTTGACGGCGTTTTTTGGTAGTTCTATGAGGTTGCCCGCTTCTGGCTTCCACACAGTGACGGCGGGCCACGCGTCCGAACCGTATTGCTGTGCTTTCTTGCCTTTGACTGCTATTCGAGTGTATACGTTGCCGGTGTTGGTTGCCCACGCACCTGCGAAGGCGGTGGACGATACGTCTACGATACGGGAGATGTGGCGGTTCTGGAAATGCTTGAAGTCCGCTAGTTGCAGGATTCCGTCGTTGTCTATCCAGTATGAGCCGAGGCACGCGTTTGCCCAGTCTTCTAGTACTTTGGCCGCCGGTGTGGTGTCGTATGAGCGGATGGCCTTGTTGAGATATTGGGAGCCTTCGAGGCCGCTACCTGGATTGAGTGCTACCTTCACCTGGTAAGGTTCTTTGGGGAATTTTACAACGTAGGCTTTGAGCTGGTCGAGTGCTTCGGCGCGATTTACTACGCGCATGGAGGTTTCAAAAGAGCCGTAGTTATAGGCGAACTGGATTTGTTTGTTCCAGTCTAGGGGCGTGTTTACTATTTGCCGTTCTACGATTTTGGGTACGCCCGCCTCATCCAGCTCACCTGTGAATATCCAGCAGGTGGTTGGTGTCCATGCTACGGCTGTTGGTATGTATTGGCCGAAGTGTTCACGGGGCGGCTTGTACTCCTCATTGTATATTTCGGTGACTTGTGCTTTCTCCGATGATTTAGACCAGTCTAGGATGCAGACTCGTAGCCGCTGTGTTCCGGGGTAGTACTGTACCCTGCATTCGTGGAATTGGGAGTTGATGCCGCTTACTGATTCGGATGTCTGGCTTACGTAGTCGAAGCGTGATAGGTGGATGAATACTTTATCGCGGTGGAAGGCGGCGTATTCCTTGAGGTAGAACCTCAATCCTTCGGTGGTGGATATACCTGTGTTGGTGTAGAACGTGTTTTGGTTGTTCCCGTACCGCGATAGCTTTCCTTGGATGGGTGCGAACCCGTACTGCTGGGAGGTCTGGATGAGGGTTTTGTCGTCTTGTGCTGGCAGGATGCCTAGACCCACGGTCTCTAGTGCTTTGCAGACCTGAGTTAGGGGTGTCATTCCGTATGCTCCGTTGTATCCCAGGCAGTATGGTTCTAGGGATACTTTACGGTTCAAGATTTCGTCTAGTCCGTCGGTGATGGTGGATGATACTGTACCTTCGGCTAGGCTCCCCGAGGTGGATTTGATGTATCCGGTGAATCGGGTTACCCAGTAGTCGGAACGGGTTTCGTCTTTGATTCGGATAACTACCTTGTCACCTTTTTTGGGTACGGGGAAGTAGTTCTCGCGTGTTGCGTCGATGCGACCCAGGCCGGGGTATTCGCCGGTGTAGTTCGACGATAGTACCCCCGCCGGTGTGTTGCGGTAGGGTGCGTTGGTGGGCCGGTTCGTTACGTATGAGGGGGTGACTTGTAGGTTGCCCCATTCGATGGTTCCGGTTCGTGATTTTTTGCCTGAGCCTACCTGTGTTATGCCGCCGGGTAACCCTCCCACTGAGTCACCCGAGAATGATACGGTTTCTACCGGGTATTGGGTGCCGTTCACGTACACCACTAACCTGTATTCGTGGTTGTAGGTTTCAGTGCTGGATTTTGCACCGCGATAGTCTAAATCTTTTCCTGCCATGTCGTTATTATCCCAGCTCTATTATCTTGAAGGTAACCTCATGGATGGGTTCTCCCACGCTGTGGGTGTTGTGGTGTGTTGGGTACCACTGGGGGGTTATGTTGATGTCGGATATGACGGCGCTGAGTGCGCGGGAGCCGCGTACTGCTGTCTCCCTCAGTGTTGGGTCAGTTGGTTGGAGTATTGTAGCGTCGTCGAAGGGTGCGATGACTACGCGCGGTTCCAGCATTTGGTAGTCAGGCCGTAGGCTCATGTATACGTCCATTGCTACCTCATTGGTCTGTTTCACGGTGTAGGGGTTGGATTCGCGCCAGTCCATCCCTGCCAGGGGGTCGCGGTTTGGTACGAATGGGTTGGTCTGCATGGTCTCGTTACCGTACTGGTTGTAGAAGGTTAATCGGATGTTTGGGTTATCTCCCCACCACCCGCATATTTTGACCTGGGAGCCTGGGAATACGGGTACGCGGTGGGCAATTTTGACGTATTCGTTCACGGTCTTTTCGGTGCGTTGCCGATAAGTGGCTGAGTCGAAGATTTGGTAGACTTGCCGCCGCCCTTGGGAACCCATGGAAAAATCGCCGTTGTAGGTGTCCAAGTGGGTTAGTGTGCTTTCGTCCCAGGTCATGGCGTTTCGCCCTGCGAAGGGTGGCAGGAACTGCCAGCCGCCTAGCTTTTTGCTGGAAGCGGCCCCGAAGAGTTGGTGAAATTGGTCTACTATCCCGTAGGCTACTGACTCCGGGGCGGTGAGTGCGCATGTCCATTCGCGGCGTGGTGCGCCGGTGCGTGCGGCAGAGAATGCCCACCGCGTGCCGTCTAGGGTGGTTTTGATGTTTGGCTCGTTGGTGACGTATTTTACCGATATTGAGTCTAGGGGTAGTGGTGCCATGAGGCCGGGGTAGCCGTAGTATGCCAGCTGTGGGTTGTATGACGCGGGCCACGTGTTGGCGGGCATTAGGTCTGTGTCTACGAAGTAGGCCATTGTTTTTTGTTCTCTCTGTTATTTATACGGCGCGGTAGCGGTTTATTTGGGTGACTACTGAGCGGCCATCTAGCTTGATGTCTACGGCGTTTACCACGCGGTCTAGGCCGGTGCGAATGTCTTCCATAAGTTGTATAAAGCGTACCGTGTCGCTGTTCGATGTGGTGGGTGTGGTGGTTGCGGCTGTTGCGGTGGTTCCAGGTGCAACGGCTCCGAGGGGTGGCGCGGGGGGTGTGAGTGGGGGCAGGGCCTGGTTGGGTGAGCTGATGAGTTTGTTCAGGGCGGTGTGTGCCAGCTGCTCTTTCTGCTGGATGCCGACGGCGAAGCCCTCCGATACGTACCCGCCTATCTGCATGAATACCTTGGAGGGTGAGTTGATTTTGAGGGCGCGGCGGGCGCTGTTGGCTGCGCTCACGGCCATGTTACGCATGACCTGGTTCAAGGCCCCCTGGTTGTTTTCGATGCCGTCGATGAAGCCCTGCACTACGCCCACACCGATTTTGTAGGATTCGGTGGCGGCTGGCCCCATAAATTCTATGACTGTGTTTACGACTTTTTTACTGATTTGGCACGCCCGTAGGACTGCGCGGCCAAAGGTGGCTACGAGGTTGTCCCGCATGGCTGTGCCGATTTTGTATGTCTGTACCGGGGCTTTCCCGAGATATTCGACGATGTTCTTTACCACCTGCAAGGATACCTGGCACGCGTCGAGCATGACCTTGCCATAGGTCTTGTAGAAGGCGAGGAACATAGCGTAACCGATGTCATGCACTACTTTGATGGCTCCGAAGAGGCCGTTCTTTTCGTCTAGCAGGTTGAGCTTGACGTTCTTGGCGACCTCTGCGGCGGCTGTCTGAATTTGCATGAGTGCGGCTTGCAGTGGTGGTACTGCTTGCGCGGCTCCCTGCGGCAGGTCGGTGCTGAACGTGCTGGCTACCTGTTTTACGGCTTGTCCGATGGGTTCGAGGGCGGCGACTAGGCGCGGCATGTATTCGGTGACGGTGGTGTACATGCGCGTCAGAGCTTCGGTGATGTCTAGTTGCTTTACGGGTGAGTTCTCCCCGGTAGCCCCTCCTAGTGTGGTGTTGGGTGCGTTGAGTGCGGTGAGAGTTGGGAGCTTGATTTGTGCCTTCGTAGGTATGTTCACTAGGTTATCTATGGCTTTTTGAGGTAGGTTAGCCGCATTGTCGATACCTACGGCCAGGCCCTCAGAGACGTATTTACCTATCTCCATGAAGACCCGTGACGGTGAGTGGATACGGAACATGCGCTTGGCTACCCCGATGGCGTTGCGTGCTAGGTTGCGGATGGTGTCGTAGAGGGCGCTGGCACCTGAGGCTACGCCGTTGATGAGGCCCTGTATCATGTTCACGCCCGCAGAACGGAAGTGGTTCCCGAAGCCTTGTATGGCGCTGGCGGCTCGGTTGCCTAGACCGCGCACGGCGTTGTAGACGTGCTGGGCTTGGTTACCGATTTTGCCCGCGATTTGGGAGATTTGGCTGACGGCCCCGTTCACTACTCCTTGGAATGCGTTGCGGGCGTTGTTGTACAGACCCTGCGCCCACCCTCCGATGGTGCGTGCCACGTTGCCCATGTGCTGGCTGGCTTTTTGTACCATTTGTCCCATGATGTTTGCGTGGTTGGAGACTGTCTGCCAGATGTTTTGTGCGGCTTGGCCGATATGGCGGCCCCAGTTGTTTACGGTCTGTGATGCGTTGTTCCACCACTGGGATACGACGCGCACCATTTCGGCTAGTGCGTTGGATGCTGATTGTACGGCGGTGTTCCAGGCGTTTTCGATGCCTTGTTTGATTTCGGATGCTTTTTGCCGCACGGTGAGCACGGCTGATGCTAATCCCACAGCCATTGAGGTAACGAAATTCCCCATAACGGTACCGATTTGCTCGAAGGCACCCTTGACGTTGTTGAAGGCTTCGGTACCTTTTTCTGAGAATTTTTTGATGTTGTCGAGTACGCCGCCTTCTTTCGTGAACTCCTGCGAGAATTTTTCTACCTTATCGCTCACGTCTTTGAAGAATTGGACGAAGCCCGGCCCGTGCTCTTTCAGGAAGTCTTGAATAGCCTTGAAGATATTGACAATGACCCCTGACAGTGAATTAGGGTCGTCGGGGCTACCCATTGACTTAATGAGCTCTACCACGAATTTCAGCAGGTCGGTTACGAACGGTAACAGGGCCTGTAGCGCGATGACGAGTAGAGGTACGGCTGTTTTTGCCAGTTCCAGGATGATGGGGAACAGCTCTTTTACCAGCGTGGGTGAGAGCTTCACAAACGTTTTCAGTAGTTCGGTGAGGTCTGGCAGTAGCTCAACGATGGCATCCAGTAGCTGTGGGATAGCTTCGGCTGCCATCTTTACTAGGTCTGGCAGAACGTCTTTGAGCGCCCCTGCGAGTGATTCGCCGACGGCGACGGCCAGTTTTCCGAATGCGTCTACGATGGCGGGGAGGTGTGGCTTGATGGATTCTAGGCCTTGGATAACTGCTTCTAAGTAGACCTCCGCTAGTTCCCCGAATGCTTTTCCTAAGGTTTCCAGGTGTGGCAGTAGGGGGGTGATGGTTGTTTGTAGCTGGTTGCCTAGTGCGTCTACTACTTTGTGGATGGTCGGCCAGAGCTTGTTGAAGACTGGGAGTAGGGTACCTGCCAGCTGACCCACCAGCGGCCCTACGATGCCGAGGATGCGCCCGAAGAGGCCCGCTACGTTGCCGATGAGTTCGCCGAGTGGGGCCATCATGGGTTCTAGTCCTTCAGCAAAGCGTTTGAAGCCGTCGAACATCATGGAGATACCCTGCTGGAAGCCTGAGTTATCTATTATTTTGGTGAGGTTTATCAGGAATTGGCCGAATACCTGCGCGCTTTTGGTGAATACGGTGGCGATGTGGGGTGCCATGTTTCCGAGCGCTACACCGAGGGCGCGTACGCCGGGGGCTAGTTCGCGCATTGCGTCTAGTGCGCCCTTGAATACTGTAGTCATAGCGCCTTGGAAGAATTCCCCGTGCATGGCCTGGTTGAGTCGTTCTACGCCGTCGGTGAAGCCTTTGAGTGTGGTGCCCCCGGCGGCTTCGGCGGCTTTGGTGAGCGCGTCGAATACGCCTACTAGGTTCCAGGTTAGCCGTAGCAGGTCTTTGATGGCACCGAATGAGCGTCGTATCATGCCCTCTAGGTCTGCTGAGCTTGTCCAGGTGTTGATTGCTATTGCTACGTCATTAAATCCGCGTGCGATGTCTGGCAATACGCGCCCGCCTGCGGTTAGTACGTTGATGAGTGCGTTTGCTAGGTTCCCTGCCCCGGTGCTGGCTATGTGCATGAAGCGGCCCATGTTGTGAATGAACTCTAGCAGTTCGGGGCCGCGTGCGGTAGCCGCGTTGAGCATTGCTGATGCCAGTTCGCCGACGGACGCGGCGAAGTGTCCCACGGCTTTATCGGCTTTGTTTTCTACGACGTTTACGAAGTCTAGCAGGGCTTGGCGGTATTGTCCGGTTATCCAGAATGACCGTGTGATAACGCCGGATAGGCGGAAGTTTGCTCGCGCCATCTCCATAGCGTATTCGCCTTGTGCTTGTCGTGCTAATGCCCATACACCGATAGCGGCGGCGAATGGTGCGGCTAGTGAGGGCATTGCGAGTACGGCACCGCCGAGTACCCCGAGTGATTTACCGAGGGTGAGTATGTGGGCTACACCGCCTGTGGCGGCGGCTCCGAGGGAGCCGATACCGGTAACTACCGGGGGGATTACGACGGCTAGTTTTGTGAATGCGGCTACTAGGCTGAGTACGCCCCCGGCTAGTCCGGTGAACATGCTGAGCTGTGGCATTTTGATGCTGGATAGCGCGTTGGCGGCGGCTTGTACTGCCCCGAGTTTGGCTGTTGATGCGGCTATGGATGCGTTGGATACGCGGGCGTGGATTTCGGCTATTCGGGGCCGTGTGACTAGTGCTAGTTCTGCTTGTGCGAGTTTCGAGTGTACGCGCGCGAGAATAGGTACGTGTATGCGCTCGTTGGCTAGGCGGCGTAGTTCTTCCCGCACGTGCTGAATGTTTGTGGTGAGTGTGACGGGGATTTTGAGGTGTGCGGTAGCTAGGCGGCGTAGCTCGTACTTGAATTTCTCTAGTGAGTCGTTGTTGAAGTGCGGGGTGATGGTGAAGTTTCGCCCGCGTGCTAGGCGGTTGAGTTCTGCCCGCACGCTGTTTGCGTTAAGGCGCGCGTCGATGGTGGCTGTGTGTCGCTCTTTGGTGAGTGCTTTGAGTTCTGCACGGGCGCGTTCGGTGTTGGCTTCTACGGTGGCTGGGATGCGGATGCGTGTGCGTGTAAGGTCTGCTATTTCTGCACGGATTTTGCCCGTGTCACTGGTTACCTGTGCGTAGATGGTGGCCCGCATTGCGTCGATGGAGCGTTTGAGTGTGTGTATTTCGGCGCGGGCGCGTTTGGTATCTGCCAGTACCTCTATGGCGGCTACCAGTTTTTCGCGTTTGATGTCGTTTTGTATCTTTTTTAGGGTTTTCTTCGGCTCCCCAGGGGCGCGCTTCACCCCAATTTCGAGGTAGACAGAATCTATCTTTTTGCTCGGCATGTCGCGGCTCCTGGGGAAACTAAAGAGAACAAAAGTGCGGGCACTCTGTGAGTGCCCGCGCTTCTAGTGTATCAATGTTGCGGTTGTTCTGTTGGTGGGTTTTGTGCCGCCGCCAGTCCTGATTGCATTTGCCGCCATAGCCGTATTTGTTCTGCGAGTTGTGGCTCTATTTCCCCGTTCTTGGTGTAGGGGCTGTAGTTTCCCCTTCCGGTGGGTGTGTTGGTGGCATGTGAAGCCTTGGCCGGGTCTTCCAGTAGCTTTTTTCGGAAGTCCGTTATGGTTTTTTCGTCTGCATTTCTGGTGGCCCAGTGGTAGATGACGGCGGCCCCCCGGTGTAGGTCTAGTTCTCTGATGTTTTGCCCGTGGATGGTTGCCCATCCTTCGATTTCTAGGGTGTATTCAGAGAACAGCCCTATCAGCCGGGTTATCGCGTAGGGGGGAGGTTTACGGCCTTGCCCGCGATTTCCTGTAACTTGTTGATTAGCTCGTAGATGTTCTCTACGTCTAAATCGTCGTTTTCGTCTTCGAGACGTTCCAGTACGCGGGTTGCTTCGGCGGGGTTTACGAAGATGGTTTTGATGAGGGTGCTGAGGATGCCCATCACTTTTTCGATGTCTTCTACCCCGTTGGTGCTGATGTTCTGAGTGTTCAGCTTCATGAGTGCGCCGGTCTTTGGCACTGCTACTGAGTACAGTTCTCCCACCAGATTTACTCGGTAGGTCTTGCGCTTGGTGGCGCTGATGGTAAAGTCTGCTTCGCCGGGTTCTGAGAATTCTTCCTTGACGGTTTCGCGTAGCTCGTTGGCGAACTTGTGCATGTCTCCGACGGTCGGTGCGGTGTTCTGCGGTGCGCCACCGGTTAGTGCGCCGGTGAGGTTGAAGGTCGTACCTTCGTAGCCGGTGGCAGGGGCGGTGCTGTAGGGGTTGGTGTTGTTTTTGTCATTGTTCTCAATAGTCATAGTGCTAGTATACCTCTGACTGTGGTTAGCGTGGGAAGAAGTGGCGGGCGCGTAGTGCTTGTGCTGCTTTTTTTACCATATGGATACCGGGTGCAGGGCGGGCGCGGGCGGCGAATATGAATTTTGCTGAGCCTTTGGGCCTGAACCGTAGTGCTTTAGCTTTTTTAGGGAAGACCCACCCGCGCCCTTCTTCCTGCCAGATGGCGTAACGGGTGTCTACGGATACTGTGGCGCTGGTGCGCCCGTCCCTGTTGATGCTTACCGAGTTTGCCATGCGCCCGGTGCGCATACGGCCCGCGCCTACGATGTTGGCTTTGATGAGTTGTTGAGCCGAGCGGGTGCCGTTGGTGAGTGCTTGCCTCTCCAGGTTGCGCATGTGTTGTTCTAGATTTCCCATAGGTCTGCTTTCTTCATTTTTAGGTTCCAGGTGATGCCGCCGTATCCTCCGAGGGTTGGGAGCGGGTTCCAGCTGTCCAGGTGGATGTCAGATATGGTGTTGTCTTTTTCTTGGAGGATGGCCCCGAGTGTCTGCACGGTTTGGGCTATTTCTGCGGTGTCGGATAGTGCTCCGAGGGTGTCATGTGTGATTTCGTAGGGTTGTGGTGCTTCTCCCTGCTCGTCTAGGACTGATACACAGCGGGCTAGGCCAATTTCTATGATGATTTCGTTATGTACTACCACACAGCCGTTGGTGGAGAGTACGGGCGTGATGGATACTACGCGCGCCCATAGCTGGCCCGCGCACGATTCGTCGATGGGTGCGGCCTGACCGTTGTAGAGGTGTACGCGGGCGGGTTTTTTGGTGAGGTTTTTGTATATTTCGTTGGTAATTGCGGCTAGGTTGGCGTAGAGGCTGTGGGGGCTGGAATTTTTACCGCCTTGAATGATGTTGGCCGGTGGTTTGCGCGGTGACATGACTTACAAGCTCCATTTCGTGGTGTGGCTGGTTCGGTCGGCGCTTTCTGGGTTGAGCACCGAGGGGGGCGGTTTAGGTGCGCCTTGGTTGGCTGATGCTACGGCCATGTCGATTAGCCAGATTCCGGTGCGTCCTTTCTCCAGTCCCTCAAAGTCGTCTTGGAAGCCTACGGTTACGCCTTCGCGTGTGATGGTCTGGATGCGTTGGGGTAGTTTGCATGTTGAGTCTTTACAGAGTGCCCGTGCTATTTCTAGTGCGAGTACCCCGGCGGCTATGTTTAGGCTTTCGGGTACGGGTTGGCCGGTGGTTACTTTCATGGTGAGATTGCTCATGTGGTGGGCCTTTCGGTGCTGTGTTGTGGGTATGAGAAATGGGGGTGTACTAGGTACACCCCCATTCTATGACTCCTCTGTATTATTTTATCACCGTGCGGTGGTTGTTTGGGTATCCAGCTCTTGTAAGGCCGCTTGGTAGCGGTCTAGCCGAGCTTTGAGTTCTTGGTTTTCTTCTACTTGGTCTTGGTAATCTCCGATGAGATGGTGGAAGGCGTTTACTGCTTCGGCGATGTAGTAGAGACTTTCGGTGTCATTTGCCGTGGCTATGACCGTGCCAGCTTGGTTTTTGAGTCGCCCGCTGTCTTGGTGCAGGTCATGGAGTGAGTGGAGGTTGAGCCGGTGTTGCAGGTGTTTTAGGGCCTGTAATTTGGCTTCTTCCGTGTCTGTTGTGGTGGGCTGGTGGGACATTGTGGCACCTTTCACTGTGTTTAGGGTTGCTAAATGGTTTATGTAATTACTATAGCATAGTGATTACGTTAATTACAGTAATTTGGGGTTGATGTAGGGTGTGCCGTCGGTGCGCCGAATGTACAGGTCTACGTCTGGGCGGCCCCAGTCGATTTCTGCCCATTCGGTCAAGTCCCACGGAAAATCTGAGATGTCTAGGGCGGCGTATGCCTTTTCGGGCCATAGCAGTTTGCATAGTTCGCCCTCATGTTGCCAGGGGTCTTTGTCTGTCCCCATGTACAGCATTTCTGGCACCGATGTGTGGGCGTTGAAGGCGTGTACCCATGCATTCGTGTCCGTGCCTACAATGCCGTATTTCTGGGCCGCTCGTATGAGTAGCTGAGTGAGTGGGTTGTAGGGTTGTCCGGTGCGTGGGTTGAACTTTGGGTCTACGTCTGCACGCACGCGCCCCCATTGCCCGTGTTTCGGCGAGTTGGGCCAGTGTTCGGGTGGTGCTTTTGCGTCTGACCCTGCGGCTGGCCATGATGGGGTGCTGTAGAGCTTGGTGACGTTGCCGTTCGCGTCGCGGTCGGCGCGTTCTGCCGCTACGGCCCCGAAGGTGAAGGCGAGGGCGTGGTTGATTTCCCCCGCGCGTACTTCGTCGGCGTGTATGAAGCCTAGAGAGTTGTGCATACATACTACAGCGGATTGTCCGGTTTGGGTTTGGGTGGCGTAATTCGTGCGGCTGATGTCACGGCCTGGGTCGTTCACCGAGAAGCCGCCTACGCTTGCGGTGTAGTAGGGTTCTCCGTTTGGGCCTTTCTTGTCTTTGAGCGGGCCGTGTGCGTTGAAATATTCGCGCCAGATGCCCGTGCCGATGTCGTATAGCGCCATCCCGTAGTCGCCGCCTTTGGTGGCGGCTGATTGTGCACCGAGTGGGAGCGGGATGCGCCCGCTGAGGATTTTCTGTGCGTTGTAGTGCCCGCGTAGCTGTCCTGGTGTTTCCAGGGGTGTCCGGTCGCTGGATATGGTGCTCATGCCGTCTGTGCGGCATTCCATCCATGCCCATTCGGTGTCGGGGTGCGTGCTGTCCACCACATACGCGGCGATGGCGCTTGTGTTGCCCACTGGTGTGTTGAGGCTGGTTTTTGAACCCCAGCCGCCGCCTTTTTGTCCCCGCATCCAGCCTGTACCGAATGGGTCGGGTGTGTTGTCCCACATCCATTTAGCCATAGCCTGGCTGTTGGGGTGCAGGGGCATTTTGGTTACGTCCCTTTGCCAGATGGTGTTTTGGTGGATGCCGCGTGTGGGGTGGAATGCGTCGGCTACGATGGCGGGGTGCGGGTGTCCGTGCTGGGGTACCCATTCGGTGCCGTTGTGGACTTTGATTTGTGGTGTGCTGGTTTTTCCGTTGGGGTGGATGATTTTGCTAGGCATTGTCCCGCCCTTCCCCCTTCTTTTTGTACACACGTAGGCCGGTGATGTTGTTCCAGTTTAGGCGTAGCCCGATGCCGCCTACGGCGTTGTTGCCTGTCACTCCGTTGAACTTTGAGAAGTCTTGAGTCATGGAGCGGCCTTGTGGGAACTGCTTCGTGGGTGGCGTGGTGATGGTGTAGATGTCGTTGTACAGTGCGAGTTTCCAGGTTCCCGTGCGTTCTCCGCGCGGTACGATGTAGTGGTCTAGTTTGTCGCCTTGTGCGTTGCGCTCGACGATTTCTTTGCCGATTTCTGCCATGTAGAGGCCAGAGTATGCGCCTATCCACATCTGTAGGGTCTGGTCTGGGCGCACAGTGGACTCCACGAAGTCGATTTCTAGTGTGAAGTTGCGGGTGTGTGGGAAAATCCACTCAAGGGTATCTACGAATTGCTCTTCATACTGGCCCTTGTCGTTTACTTTCCACGAAGAGCGGTAGTGTACGGGGGGTGTAACACGGGTGTTCACCACCCACCCGGCTCCTAGCTGTGTCCATAGGGCGGTGCCGTACCCGCCGAAGCCGTTGTTCAGCTTTTCGCCGGTGCGTAGCTTGTAGTGGCCGTATTTTGCGTTGTCGTTGGCGCTGGAGGTTCCGGGCGCGGGTGGGTTGATTTCGGTACCTGGTGCGCGTAGCGCGGCTTTGTCGGATACCCATAGGTTTTCCTGGGTTGCAGGTACTGCTTCTCCGATGGTGAACGGCCACTCGTATTTTCCGGTGGTGATGTAGCCGTCGGTGGCGCGTGCGCCTACTTTGAAGTAGGTGTATCCGTCGCCGGGTACAGTGTGGGTTCCTGGTGCGATGTCTTTGCCGTTGAGTGTGTATTGTACGCCGGTCTGTGGCTTCACGATGACCTCACGGCGGTTGAGGTTTACGGCGGGCCGCATGGGTACCACTAGTACATCTTCGGTGGGTTTGCCCTGCACCCATAGGACGGGTAGCCCGTCTTTGGTGGGTGTTGCAGGTGGGTTGTCGCCGTAGTGCAGGTGGTATCCGCGTTTCTTAGCTTCGTCTTGCTCCGAAGTGTGGGGTACGGGTACCAGCCGGTATAGGCCCTCTGTGGGGTAGTCGCTCATTATGCTTGTCCTTCCTTTGGTTGTTTCAGTTGCTGTACCTCTGCCTCTAGCGCTTTGATACGTGAGAGGTAGGGTAATAGGCCCTGTGTCCATGCCCTTACCTCATCTTCTACGAAGGTTGAGGGGGCTTTGTCGTAGGGGTTTTCGGCGGGGTGGTCTTCTGACCCCTCCCCGATGCTGAATACCCTATCGGTGATGTAGGCTTGTCCGATGTTGAGAGAATCCAGCTTGTGGAATACTGCTTCGATATTTTGAGGGGTTACGCCGTGAATGATGTGCCAGAACCGCCACGATGGGAAGTCCTTGTAGTGGTCGGGGTGAATGTTCGGAGTCGTCGGGTCAAGGTATTTCTGGGCATTTGACTCCCAGGTGCACACAATATCGCACGCATCCATCATTTCCCTGCGGGTGTTCGAGCCGGGGTTGATGATAACGGGAACGTCGTTACCGACAATTTTCTTGATTTTGGTGTAGAGCTGTTGGTAAAACGGCATGATTTTCTGCTGTTGCTCGTCCCAGCCGTTGGGTACCTCATCTAGGAAGATTGCGCCCCGGCCCTTGGTGAATACCTCCGAATAGTCTTGGTACACGGCGGTCACTGAGTCTAGGATGAACTGCTCTGTGAACCGAGTGACTGCTTCCATTGATACACCGAGCATGGAGCGTACCCGTTCGCGGTAGGTGTCGTCTGCTTCGGGTGCGTTGGCTCCGTGCCGGGTCTTGATATAGAACGCGATGCGCTTAGCTCCGGCGGCCATTGCTAGGTTCGCCTGTGTGGCGAAGTCGGTATCTGGTCGTTTGTCGAGCCATTCCCCCGAAGAGCGGTTGAGTATGACTATGCCTAGTGAGTTCCCGAATTGTAGGAATTTTGCCCATTGGGAGTTTGGGCCGTTGTAGTAGTCCGGCCAGGTGTAGGTGATGGGTGAGTAGTAGCGTTGCCCGTTGATAAATCCGAAGTCTGGCTGTCGGGTTTCGATGCGTGCCGCGCGTTCTTCGATGGTTTGCTCTAGGGTGGTTTTGAGCGCTGGTAGGTTTGCGTCTACTACTTTTTGGACGGCGGCTAACCCTGCGCCGGTTAGGTTACCGGTCTGGTCTAATGCTGGTACTCGTACTTTAGGCATTGGTTGGCACCTCAAAAAATCCTGAAATGTTGATGATGTAGCGGCCCGGTGCTGTGATTGCGTCGGTTTGGATGACGCGGCTTCCTTTATCCATCCAGATACCGCCGCGTCCGTCTGCGCTTGGGGTTGCGGATTGTAGTTCTATTAGTGCCGCTGGTACGGGTGCTTTTTCGGGTAGGGTGAAGAGACGGCCTGTTGGTGTCTTGCCTTGTGGCACGGTGAAGTCAAGGTGGATAATTCCCAGCCCGATTGTTGGATTGTAGGTCATGTGGTGGCGGTGCAGGGGTTGTTTACCGCCCCCGGCCACAACGGTTGTGCCGGTTGCCAGCCATTCGAGGGGGATTATCTTGTTCGGTTCGTGAGGGGCGGTGAGTATGGCCGCTACCTCTTGTTTGATGAGCTTTTTAATGTGCTCTAGCGGGGCACCTATGAATTGCCCCTGTTCGTCTAGTTTGGGGATGGTGTTAATGATGACCTCCGATGGTGGGCGGTGTCTGTGGTTGGTTGTTTAGTCTGTGAAGAAGCCTACAAGGTCGGTGATGACTTTTGCGCCTACTTGGTCGGGCATTCCCCACTGTAAGACTTCGCGTGACCCGGCGTTTACGTAGATGGAGCCTCCGTTTGCGACGCTTTTTATGGTCTTGATGGGGGTAGGTGCGTTGGCTGGGAGGGTGAAGAGCACGCCGCCGTCTACGAAGGTTTGCTTGAGTTGTGCTTCGATGTGTAGGTAGCCTTGCCCTGATGTGGGGTCGAATATTTGATAGCACCGTTCAAATGGGGTGTCTCCGTAGGGGCTTACGCCGGGTTTTGCGGTGAGGCCGTTTACTACGGGGGCTATTTTTCGTGTGGTGAGGTGGTATTCGCTGACCTGTATGTCTACGTTCCCGCCTTGTGGGTCTTTGACTCGTACCGGGGCTTTGAGACTGAGTGCGCTAGCTTCGGCGGGTACGGACACATCCAGCGAGGTACAGCCTTGGATGGTTAGTCCCCTGAACCAGCTCTCAATGTAGAAGCTCCAGCGTGCGCCGCCGGATGCTTTGCGTGCGCTCCGAGAGGTGCACCCCATGAGTGTTGTGCCGTCTGAGCCGGTGTTGCAGATGTAGAAGTCTGCGGCTGATGTTGCTCCGGCTTGGCCTTTGGCGGTGTCTCCGTAGCTGGATGATTCGCCCCTGCAGCCCACTAGTGTGTTGTCGCCGTATGCGAGGATGAAGCCGTGGCCGCCGTTTTCTTGTGCTTCACAGTTGGTGAGTACGCATTTTGTGGCTTTGATGTACCAGCCCGCCCCGCCTTTTTGGCCGGTGCGGTTGGCGGTTTGGGGTGAACCTGCTGTGATGTCGTCGCCGCGTGTGTTGGAGGTCATGGCATAGAGTTGGCCGAAGGTGGGGTTTCCGACGGTGTACCAGCTGGTGGAGCCTATGAATTTGGTTTGTGAGGTGTAGACCTCAATACCTGCGTAGCCGTCCATTGATTTGTTGCACCCGCCGATGTCTGCACCGAAGAATTTGTTATCGGCGGCTCCGCCGGTTCCTTCGGGGTGTCCTTCGGGTTTGCCGACTACTAGCCCGGCCTGGCCCGCGTTTCGTACTTTGAGCGAGAAGACCTTCATAGCCTGGTCGTCCGTGCCGAGGAACGCTGCACCCGTCTCCATGCCCCAGATTTCTAGGAAGTTGCAGGTGGGTACTGCGTCTGGGTCTGCTGGTGAACCGCCGAGGTCTGTGTTGAACAGCACCCCGCACAGGTTGGCGATGAAGTTTTGGTGCTGGATGCCTGGGCGGCGTGCTTTTATCCAGAGGTTGGATACTCCGAATCGTAGCAGGGTTGGGTCTTGTGCGCGGTTGTTCCAGGTTCCGGTGCGGAATACGCCGGTTTTTTGGTTGATGGGTTTTGAGGTGGTGGCTATGATTTCGGTTGCGTTTCCGTCGCCGTAGACCTGCACCATGCCTTTTAGTTCGATGAACGGGGCGCTAACTAGATATTTACCGGAGGGGATGTGTACGGAGCCTCCGCCAGCGGCGGCGGCGGCGTTTACGGCGGCCTGTATTGCGTTCGTTGAGTCCCGTTTCCCGGTGGGGTCTGCTCCAAAGTCTGGTGAGCATACGTTGAATGCTGAGCCGGGCTGTACTGCGAGTACTGCTTCACGGCTTGCGTCGGTGAAGCGTTTTTGTGCGTTGAGTGAGGGTACTGTGACTGCGGCCATACTGTCGGTGTCCTTTCGCCTGTAGTACGCCCGCTGTGTTCTTTTCCCTAGATACAAGAATACCCCACCGAAGAGGTGGGGTATTCCTGGATTTAGCAGTTTAGTAGAGTGAAAGGTGCCTGTCCCTAGCCAGCTTTCAGCATAAGCTTACCATGCGTTGTTACTCAATGGAAATGGTTCCGTCCCCGTTGTCGGTAATTGTGGTGGCTTTCACGTCACTTGTGGGGAGCTGTACCGAGCCGCCGCCGCCTGAGAGGGTGAGGGTTTTGTTTTCCAGGCTGAGCACCTGTGGCGCGGGTGCTGGCTTGTTTTCCAGTACGGTTACGCGGTCTGCCAGCGGTTTCAGCTGCTGTTGGGTGACCTGTGGGATGGTGGTTACGGTCAGGCCCTCTAGGGGTTTTCCGGTGAGGTATCCGTTTTCGTCTACACCTGCTACGCGGGTCTTTGCCATTGGGTTACTCCGTTTCTAGGTTGTTGTTGTATTCGATGGTGGTTTGGGCCGGTGGTGTGGCCCCTCCGTCGCCGGTTTTGGCGGCGGTGGTATTTATGACGATAGGTAGGGCGGTGGCGGCGGTGTTGGGCTGTGGGTTTACTTTCCTGCCCACCTCTGCCTTGACCTGTTTAGCTACCTCTGTTTTCATCTCCAGCGAGTGCACGCGGCTTATAATATCGTCGGTTTTGTCTCGTTCGTGTCGCATCTCTGAGCGTAGCCCGCCAACGTCTAGGGTGAGGTTTTTTAGGTTTCCCTGCATGTCTTGGAGGGAGGTGTGTACGGATTTCCAGCCTTCGCGGGTTATTTCTGCGGTCTTATCCAGGTCGTCCCGTAGGTTTGTGCCGTGGTCGTTTTTCACCTGATGTTTTACGGACTGCATGTCTTTCCGCATTTCCTGCACTGCCTTGTAGGTTTTGACCGCGAAGGGGGAGGCTATAGAAATTGCAATAACTACCACTAGGGCTATGTCGATGACTGGGAAGCCGGTTTTTGGGATGTCAGTCATGTACTACCTCATTCTCGCTGTCCTCTAAGTCGCCTTCCCATACCCCGTTTACTGCGTCTGGTGCTGGGGGGTCTGTGGGTATGACGGGTACAACCTCTGCTGTGCCGTCTCCGAGTGAGCGCAACGTGTAGTAGACGGTTCGCGGTGGCTGTGGTGTGGGCGGTGCAGGTGGTTGCGGTGCTGGTGGCTGGTTCGGGTTTGGCGGGTTTGGCGGGTTTGGAGCTGGCGGCTGTGGCTGTGGCGGTACCGGCGCGGTCGGTGAGTAGATGGGCCGGATACTGGGGTTGGAGAGTAATGCGCTCTCCACTAGCTCAGCTCGCACGTACAGGGTGCGCCCGTGCAGGAACCATACCCCGTGTTGCTGGTCTTTGGCTACAGGCATGAGTGGCTTGCCGTCTAGCACTATTTCGGTGAGTCGGCTGACTCCGTGCGGTAGTTCGATGGGTAGGTAGCGGTCGCCCGCGCGGTTGAGTTCTGCGCACCCGCCACAGCCTAGGTTGTACCAGGTTCCACCGAGGAGGGCGGGGATTCCTAGCGGTGCTCCGATGGTTGGGAGCGTGCCCCGGTTCGGTGTTACTGCTGTGTGGTACCGCGATGATGGGTGACAGCCTGGGCTTATTTGTAGTGATAGTTCCCCGTCGCATTGCCCGAAGCGTTCGCCTGTCCAGCTGTCTAGCATGGCGACGGCGGCTTTTTCTGCTTTCTTTAGAACCTCTGGGTCTAGTGAGTCGATAAAGGCTTGGTCTGCTGACCCTGCACAGGCCGAATAGCTCACGTCCCAGCCGCATGTTCCCATGTTTGTTCTCCTTGGTGTCTTGGTACTAGTAAACCCCGCCACGATGAGGGCGGCGGGGTTTCTCTAGTACTGCTCTGCTGTATGGGTGGTTACTTCTTGACGGGGGTAACCTGCGGCTCTTCGTTCACAGCGGGCGGTGCTACTGCGGTGGGGATGTACAGTGCGATGTCTTTGCTACCGAGTGCGGTGGGTAGCTGTGCAGGTGCGGCCGCGCCGCCCTGTGCACCTGCGCCCATCACAACGTTGTAGGGGCCTTTGCCCCACTGCGTGCCACCGAGTGATACCATTTGCTCGATTTTGAAGGATACCGCGCCGTCTGCGGTGTATTCCTGCTCGCCGAGCACGCCGCCCTGCATGAAGGGGTACAAAGTGTACATGGACAGTGCGTCTCGCAAGTCGGGTGAGCTGGAGCCGAGGTCAAGGGATGCCCAGAGTTCGAGCGCGAATGCCTTCTCGATGGAGCCGATGCTCAGTGCCATACCGGCGGGCTTGTTGCCGCCGTCGTTGTAGGTGCGTAGTGCGCTCATCATGGTGTAGAGCTGGGGGTTCACGTGGCAGAACTCAATCGCGGCGGTCACGTTTTTGACCGACGGCGGGTTTTTCACCGAGAGGCAGATAGCGCCGCTGGTGGTCTTCTTGGTAATCTCGTTGCCTTCTTCAACCTCAGTTGAGATGGTGACGTTTACGGTGCCGTCGGTGACGATGTTCTTGGAGTTTGCGTCTACTGCGCCGGATGCGTTGAGGCTGGTGACGCGAATAGCGCGCAACTGCACTGGGGTGTAAGAGTAGTGGGCCATTGGTGTTTGTCCTTAGGTTGTAGTGGTGTGGGTAGTGGGTTGGTTAGATTGCTATGGGGTGTGCGTATACCACGCCTGGGTTGTATCCGATGGCGTAGGTCTGGTGTGCTGTGGTGTGGAGCATATTCTTACCGTGTTCAAAGGTTTCTTTGGATGGTAGAACGATTGGCTGGGTCTTGTACCCCCACAGCGTGCCAGGGGTGGCGAAGATGTGGCCTTTTGCTCCATTGCGGATTTCCGGCCCGTACCCGACTCCGAGGATGACGGGTGAGCCTTTGGCGGTGCGTAGGATTCCGCCCTTGTCGCTGAGGATTCGCCGCGCCTTCGAGTAGAGGATAGCTGGGATATGCAGGGTGCATGAGCCGTTCTGCAGAATGCTCTGGATTTCTAGCGCCTGGATGATGAACTCTACCTGTTCTTTGGTGACGGTCTGCACACTCAGTTCGGGTGTTGCAGGTGGTAGTTCCAGTGTCCAAAATCCGTGCGAGTCTACCCACAGGTTTTTGTATGCCTTCTCTAGTGAAGGTTCTGTGTGGCGGTTCAGCAGTTCCAGGGCTAATGCCTCTGATTCTCCGAATGATACACCGGTGGGTGTGCATTCGTGGGTTGCTGATAGCGTGATGGGTAGTACGTCTGCGCCGTTGTCTTGGACGGTTACGGTCTTGTCACTTTTAGGATTGGTGGTGTCCCAAGTGCAGGTTGCAGGGTCTACCGCCCACGCTTTGACGGGGCCTTTGATGGCAAGTTCTGCTTGTACCCCGGCTGACTCCCACCCGAGCGGGGGGTTTTCGCGGAACCGCACAGCAGACAGCAACCCGTAGCGGGGCGGGTCGAATGCCTCTAGCTTGTCTAAGCCGGGCTTTGCGAGTGATGCCATGCTTGTTTGTCTCTTTTCTGTCTTGGCTTATTGGTGTGTGGCCCCCGCGCTATGGCGGGGGCCGTTGCGTGTGGTGTAGGTTACACGCCGTTGGGTGCCTTCGACAGGTCTACCGTGGGGGTGGTGATTGCTTTCTGTTCGCCGGTGGTGCCACGGTTGCCGGTGGCTACGGATACCAGGCGAGAGTCTGCGCCGCGCTTGAGCATGGCGAAGCCCTCTTCGGTGAAGAGCGCAGTGTAGTCGTTCTTCGAGAGAAGGGTGGAGTCGTACAGGCCCTGCACGGTGATAATGTCGGCGGTTGCACGTACCCAAGTACCAGCCGGGTACAGCAGGAACTGAACCTGGTTGGGGTAACCGATGAACTTGTCGGCGTTGATTGCGCTGATTTCCTGCCAGTTGTAGACGAACTGTGCGCTGATGCCGCGAACGGTGAAGAAGCGGTCAATGTCTGCATCGGTTACGTCAATCAGTTCTACGCCGTTGCGGCTTGCCAGGTCTGCGCGGATTGCGCCGTATGCCCAGGCGGGGAATACTGCCTCAAGGGTTGCCTTCGGTGCCAGGCGTAGGGTGGCGCGCATGTGGGATGCCTGCAACTCTACTGCGTCGAGTACCGGGGCGGCGGTGCCTCCGCCGTTAGCGGCGATGGTGACCTTAGTGGAGCCTTCGCTCATGGCCTGTAGGGATGCCATGGATACTAGGTTGGCGTGTGCGATGAGTACCATGCGCACTACGGCCTGAATCATTTCAGGGTATGCGCGCATCTGGAGCAAACCAGCCTGAACACATGCGCCGATAACGTCCAGGCGCACGTTGTGCCATTCGGGGCAGGGTACCTTGAAGCAGGGTTTCTGCGTGTTGTTTGCTTTACCGTCGTACTTGGCTACCTTGTCGTCTGCCTCCGAGAAGCGGAACAGTGCCATCTGCTTCGAGAGGGTGGTGTAGTTGAGTGCTTCGGCGAACTGGATGCCGCCGCGTGCGGTCACAACCTCCGGTACGGAGAGCAGGCCCGCGTCGGTTGCGTCGGATACCAGGTCGTACAGGGTCTCCGAGGGGGCGCACCAGCCGCCGGATGCTACAAGGGAGTTGCCTTCAAGGCGTGCTTCGCTGGTTGCGTAGTCCAAGACCTCATTCACGTGGTCGCTGTCGTTGGAGGTGATGGAGAACTTGCTAATGTCGGGCTTGGAGAAGGTTGCCAGGTGGAAGGACTCGCGCAAAGCGATGCCGTTGTGTGCGGCTGAGTTGTACTGCGTCATGTTGAAGCTTGCCAGGCGCTTGTCGATGCCCTTTGCCAGCTCGTTCATGGAGATGCTTGCGCCCTCCGAGGAAAAGACTACGTCAGGGGTTACTGGGGTTTCGGATTCGCTCTTCGGCAAGTGCTTTACGACTTTCTGGGATTTGGGTGCGGGCTTTGCGTAGTTGATGGAAGAGAATTTTTTCTTCTCTTTCTTGTCCTCCTTCTTGGAGGTGTCCTCTTCGTCGGTGTTTTCGTCGTCACCGAAGGGCTTCTCTTCTTCGTCGTCCTTGGACTTGTCGGACTTGGACTTGTCGTCCTTCTTGCTGTCCTTGGAGAAGGTGATACCAGCGGCGGCGGCCAGTTCGCTTGCCTTGGTGGCGCGGGCGGTGGCGGCCTCTTCGCGGTTCTTCAATTCTGCGTTGAACTCGTTGATGTGTGCAGAGAGTGCTTCCAGCTGTTCTACGGTCTCGTCGGACAGGTTTTCGCCGTCGCCGTAGATGCTGAGGAATGCTTCGGTTGCCTGAGTGGTGAACTCGTTCAGCTCCTCCGATGAAAGGCCGTCCAGTGATTCGGGTGCGGTGAAGGTGGCGGTTTCTTCGGTGGTCTGCTCTTCGACGGCGGGTGCGGTCTCTTCTGCGATTGCTTCGGGGGTGCTCATTTAGCCTCTTTCTCTAAACGGTGGATGCACGCCCGATTTCACTAATAGTGTAGCACTTTGGGCTGGTGTTTTACGCATAAAAACTGACCCCCTGCTTTTGCAGGGGGCCACGGGCGTGTTTCAACTATACCATAGGTTAGTTGTCAGTGTCAGATTCCGGTTCTGCTACGGGAGCGGGTTCCGGTTCTGCGGTGGGTTCTGCTTCGATGGCCGGGGCGGTTGCA